CAGAATTTCAAAATTATAGTGTAGCCAATCAAAGCTTGTGTTTTTTATTAGTGTTTATTGAAAAACATAATCCAGCATTAATTAAGGCAATCGACTATCCGCATTTTGAAAATATTAACAATCAATTAATTTTAGCAAACCATTCTCTCAAACAATTAAATATGATTAGTGACCAGCGCTATAATGGCAAATTAGGATGTGTGGCTAATTTTTTAAATAACACAATTACTAACGCAGGGCGGCGCAAATTTGCCTATGATTTATTACACCCAATAAATAATATTGCTAGTTTAAACGCAAGCTATGATGTAACACAAGAATTAATAGACACAAAATTTTATAAAATTATTAGCATTTATTTATTAAATGTGAGAGATATTGAGAAGTTTGAGCGGAAACTCAATATGTATAAGTTAGACCCAAAAGACTTTGGAACATTGTATGCTAATCTCTCTAACATTTCAATATTATATGAAAAAATTAGAACTTCTAAATCGAACAAGTTACTTTATTCATATATTAGTAGTCTAGTAAATTGCGACATTTGTGCTAGCATTAATTATCTCAATAGTTATATTGAAAAAGTGTTTGATTTGAATAAGCTCTCCGCTATTATTTGTGATAAGTTTGTTAGTTATAGCCTATGTGAGCTCGACTTTATTAATAAAACTTATAATAAAAAATTAGATAAGCTATTTAAAAACTGTTATGATTCACAAGAACAATTAGATGCAATTGTTAAATTTTTATGTGAATTGTTGAGAGATTATGAGAAACAAAAGACTGGATCAAGTGCCTCGCTAACAACAAAAAGTGCAAAAGCGAAGAATGCCAAGAAAACACTAGTTAATAAAGACGGCGATGAAGACGACGATGAAGTAATGTGCGTTCAAAATAGTGATTTACTTGCTAATCCAAAAACAAATAATGAATTAGGAGAGACTGGTGCATCATTATTAGCCTATAATTATGTTAAAATTCATGAAACAGCTAAAAGCGATGCGCTATTAATTATTACAAAACGCCGTTCTACTTTATTAAAAACATTAATTAGCAATCTTATTGCTAAGTCTGGACCAAAATATAGCATATGTTATAATTCAAAATATAGCAAAACCAATGAAATTATTGAACTGGACTTAACGCTTATTGATTTTAAAAGCCATGGTTCAAATAATAGTAATAATGTAATAATATCAAGCCAAATTAGCAGTTTAACTCATTCTATACAAAACTCGAGAGATTGGTTAATTGAAGAACTAAGCGCTACTTATAAAACTATTATTGGCGAATTCAATAATTTAACAGCTAGTTTTTATAAAACTAATAAAACTAAGAACAATGCTTTAGAAAACACAAATACAAATACAAAAACTTCACTACTTGGGTCAATCTCTCAATTTGTAGCACTAAGTGATGTATGTTATGTAAAAGCCTATAATGCGTTAAAATATAATTATTGTAAGCCAGTTATTGCAAATGACCCCACATATATGACAAAGTCATATGTTAATTTTAAAAAGCTTAGACACTGTTTAATAGAGCATCTAAATGCACACGAATTATATGTAACAAACGATTTAGAGCTAGGAACAATTAGACATGGAATTTTATTATATGGCACAAATGCCGTTGGAAAAACAAGTTTTATTAAGTCAATTGGAATAGCCATTATAATGGCTCAAGCTGGAATGTATGTTCCATGCGAAGAATTTACATATTATCCATACGAATATTTATTTACGCGTATTTTGGGTAATGACAATATTTTCAAAGGTCTCTCTACTTTTGCTGTAGAAATGTGTGAATTACGAACAATTATGAAAAATGCTAATAGTAACAGTATTATTTTAGGTGATGAATTATGTAGTGGAACAGAAACTACATCAGCATTAAGTATTTTTGTAGCAAGTTTAGAGAGATTACACTTTATACAAAGCACTTTCTTATTTGCGACACATTTTCACGAAATATTGGAATATGAAGAAATTAAAAGTCTAGACAAACTTGACGCATATCATATGAGTGTATTATTTGACCGTGAAAAAAACACATTAATATATGATAGAAAGTTGAGACACGGACACGGTGAATCTATGTATGGACTAGAAGTATGTAAATCGCTGGCTTTACCTGACGATTTTATTGAGCGAGCATATGCTATTCGAAATAAATATAATAAAACACATAGTAGTGCTAGTGTATTAGAGGCAAAAAAAAGTCATTATAACGCAAATAAATTGCGAGGAATGTGTGAATTATGTTGTGACAACGAAGGGACAGAAATCCACCATTTACAATATCAGAAAAATGCGAAAAACGGAATTATTAATGGCGAATTTAATAAAAACCATAAAGCCAATTTAATAAATATATGCGAAGCTTGTCATCATAAAATTCACAATTTAAACAGCGAATTTAGAATAACAAAGACGAGCGATGGCTACAAATTGCTTTCATTATAAAATAATAATGTTTATATATTTTATTATTATAACATAATAATAAAATATGGAGCAATCTCCAAAATCTCCAAAATCTCAAAAATTTGAAGAGTCAACAGCAACATACATTATTAATGCGCACGGAACTATGCTTACAAGTAGGTTCGCTGATAATGATAGGATTTTTTCTACACTAACAAAAAAGTATCATGCTATTAATATACCAAAAAATGTGGAACTATATACATTTGCTAATTTAGGTAATTGTCTAGCTGCTTATGAAGCAGAGGCAGATTTTTTATGTAATATACATCCAGATAAACATAAATTAACACTAAAAAAATCTATTAATCCTACTTTTAAGTTTAGTCATCAACATGGAGAAGCAAACAAATTTCCTGAACTACTTTTAACACCCGAACGTAATTTTCCGGTAGGATTTTATACGGGTATATTACATTGTATTCCAGAAGCACATAGAAAAACCGATTCACTAGGAAAAGAAGTTATATATGATATTGGTGCTAAAAATACAAAAGACTGTGAATGTAGTTCAATATTGTTGAAGGAACAAGCAGAAGTCTATGATTGTGATAAAAAATACAGCAAGTATTATAAAGAACAATTAAGAGGTTACAAATATAATCCAGCTAATGAAGATTTAGGACTTATTCAACCACAAGGTAATACCTTAAGAAGTTACAAATATAGCCCAGCTACTAAATATAATATTAATAAATGTGGTCCAATTTTGCTAAGTGAAGCTTTAGAAGTTATTCAAACACATTGTAATACATATTATAAGTCGAATTGTGTAATACAGATTTATATAATAGCGTGTTTGGAAGAAGAAGATTTACTAACCTTAGTTAGACGTTTTACAGAATCATATAATATTGCTGAGGAATTAGTTAGGCAAGGCAGCCCAAAATTATATAGTACTGAAGAACTTATGCCAAAATTTATTAGCACAGAAGAAACTAGTCAAAAAGCGTGTTTAGTCTCAAATAGCCCACAGTTCTGTTTCGCCGAACTGCTTCCAACACAAGATTATGTTTCTAGAGACCAGAAAGCTTTAGACAAACTAGTAGCAAGTATTGTTCCTCCTCCTCCAAGACCAAATAGTCCTCCTCCAAGACCAAATAGTCCTCCTCCAAGACCAAATAGTCCTCATCCAAGACCAAATAGTATTCAACCACTTAGTGTTGAGTCGATTATAGCTTCACTATTAGATAGTAGTAAAAAAAAAGATACTAAAGAAAAGAAGAAAAACGTTGGTAGAATGGAACATTATTATGAAGCCATGAACCATAATACATTTGCTAAAGTTAACAAACAAAATGTTGTAGAAAGTTTAAGTGACTTTAAAGGTACTCCATTAACTAAACCTCTATATGATACTCACATATTTATGTATAATGCTAAAGTATTTAACATTAAAACGTTTAAAGGTGCATTCATAGAATTTAATGGTGTTTATGATGATAAATTTACTGGAACAATTCAAGAAATAGAAAAAAAAAGAGAACAAAAATATAGAGGACTCAGCAAAAAAAAGTTGAATAGCCAATTACTAACAGCATTACAAAGATTTAATGTTAAACATGATGATGATGATTTATATTATGATAATGGTGTTATTATTCCTACTGAACTTGATATTTTACCTAAGACCAATGAAATCAACTTAGCACTGCCATTTAATATTACAACAACAAGTGAGCATCTTCCAACTAATATAGCTGAAATAATATATACACAATTATTAAGATTAATAGCACTAGAAAAAGAAAAAAAATTAGGACAAGGTCGTAAAACATTGCGTAATAAAGGAAAAAAGGGTACAAAATATAGACAGCCAAAAAGCCAGAAAAAACCAAAAAGCCAGAAAAAACCAAAAAAAATACTACGCTAAGAATCTAAGAAACTTGGAAATAAGTTTTATTATTCAAGCATAACTGTTTTTTGGCACCTAGGAAGTTTAACCTTAGTAAGCTTTTCAATACTAGCAATTTGCGCATTATTAGGTGCTTCTTTATTTGCTTCCCATCGCGCCAACATTTGTGGAGCTACTCCAATAAGCGCAGCAAATTGCTTTTGATTTTTTAATTGACTTAATCTGGCCTGAGAGATTAACTGTCCCAACTGTTTAGGAGCATCCATAAATATTACTTCTGGAATATTAGCTTTCTTAAAAGTAACTTTTTTAGCATTGTTATTTGGTATAGCACTAGTAAATTTAACGCTATTCCAATCTTGGTGTTGAATCATTGTTTAGTTTATAAAATAACATAACAAATTAAAACAATTCAATTTTATAATATATATTTTATAGTTTATAATATATATTTTATAATATTAATATATACAACCAATATGGCAAGTAGATATGCAAAGATGACACAAACAATAATTTTTATTATATTTGCGGTAGTACTAAGTATAATATTATTGAGCTACTTTAACATTAATATGACATCAAACGAGCCGTCAAAATTAAACAGATTTGCTGTTTATGAAGGACTTAAGAATAAAGAAGGGCAAGAGAATATAAAAAAGGAAGGTAAAAAGACAGAGAATCTAGAGAATAAAAATAGAGCTAATCTACTTATACCTTAAACTATAAACTATAAACTATAAACTATAAACTATAAACTATTTATTATTTTTAAAAATTGAAATATAAAACTATTATATTTAAATACTATAATATAATAGTTTTCTATGATTATTCCAGTAAAATGTTTCACATGCGGCAAAGTATTAGGTAATAAATATAGATATTATCAACGCGAAGTTCAAAAACGAAAAATTGATAAATCACTTGAAGTTGACAAAGTAGTATATTTGACAAAAGATTTTATGGATAAAACACCAGAAGGAGAAGTGCTTGATTTGCTTAATTTAAAAAAAAGTTGTTGCCGACGACATATGATTACACACGTTGATATTGAATAATATATTAGCTTATAATATACTAGCCTATAATGTATTAAGCTAGTTTAACTACTATCTTTTCATAGTAGTCCTGCTTTTTCCTTTTTTTTCCATTTTCATCATATATAGAAATTTGTAATTGTTCTGCTATTTTTATTAAGTCGTCCAGCTTATAACTTGAAAAAGCTTTTAATGGTTTTTCAATATTTTCAATATGAAAATAACTAGATAAATAACTTTGTAATTCTTCTTCGCTTATTGAACCATTTAGTAACTCCACATCAAAATTATTAAACTGCGCGCTCATTTTTTCATTTGATAGTTGCAAGACTTTATAATTTTGTAAAGTATAAGCTTTTTCATCGTTATTACAACATAAAACACAATAACTATTATTGGAACGTAAAATTATTACATTAATTAAATGTAATATACATAAGGCATGAAATGTTTTAAAACTGATTTTTTCATTATTTGTTAAATCGTCTTCTACAAATGATTTACTTATTTTGAAGTGTTTTAAAATATTTTTTTGGCTTCGCAATTTTTCAACAATACCAAATTTAAAGTCTTTCATAACACTAAAAGAATTTAGCGTTTCTAAATCACTATCATCAAAATTATTAATTAGCTTGTAAAATAACCAAAATAATTTATCCTGAAAATTTTTATGATTAGTAATCTTAAATGGTTCGTTATATTTGCTATATTTTTTACTATAGTCTACTTTAACTCTACTTAGCGGAATATTAGGAATGATTGACATGTTATATTTTTTATTATAAGTTGCTGAACCCGTTAAACTTGTTGAACTCGTTGAACTTGCTAAAGGTGCTGAACTCGTTAAAGGTGCTGAATTTGCCAAATTAGTGTTTAAGCTATATAACATATAGCGTTCCATATCCTCTAATTTAATAGGTTCACTTAATAGTTGCTTAGTACATAACATTACTTACAATATTACTAACGTTATCTTTATTATCTTTAAAATATATTGTTTCCAAATCCTTTTTCAATTTTTCATCTTTATTAATATCTGTTTCTTGTTTTTTAACAAAATTAATATAGCTCAATATAGAGTTATATGTGGTGATTGATATTTTGTTAAGATTTACAAAAATGCCATTATTATTTTCATTTAAATATATATTGCTTAATTTTAATATTTTAGCTATTTCAATATGATGTATTTTATCAAGAGGTTCAATAGTTTTACATAATTTATCTAATTCATTGGGGTGTATGTTATTTTCTTCAATTGACTCCATTCTAATAGTATGTCTTTAAATAGCTTTAAATAGTATTACATCAGGTAAATAATTTTATAATTTATAATTTATATTTTATCTATATAACTTATAAATTTAGATGTGTTGGAATGAAACAGTATCGTTAAATACTTTTTTATTTAGTTTATTTGGAATAAACTTTGCTTATTTTAATAATGTAATAAATGGCTATGAGTATTTATTTTATTATTCGTTTATTTCAATCCAATTAGTAGAATATTTTACTTGGAAACATTTGAATAATAAAAAAATAAATAGATTGCTATCACAGTTAGGATTATTTTTTATAGGACTGCAACCAATTTTATTTATATTAACACCAAATAATGTAAAATTTAATATAAAAGCATCATTAATAATAATATATATACTATTTTTTATATTTTGGATTGTTTATTTTCCAAGTAATTTTTCGATGACAAAAGCGCCCAACGGCCATTTGGCATGGCATTGGTTAAACGTGCCACCACTATATATTTTTATATGGTTAACATTTTTCTTAGTAATATTATTATATATTAAAAAATATATTCTATGTGCTATACATGTAATAGTTTTTCTTGCTATTTATTATACTTATTACAAAACTAAAACATGGGCTTCTTTATGGTGTTGGATAGCAAATATAATGGCTGTATTTTTAATAGTTCGAACATTTTTTAAATCAAGCATACCAAATTATTTAGTAATTAATGAGAAAGTCTAAAACTAAGCCATATTTTTTTTTACTTTTTGACCGCTTTTTTTTGTTTTCAACTTAATTTTAGTTTCGCCGCCAGTTTGTTCCATAGCAGAATCGAGAGTGTCTTCAACATCTAATCCATAATCGCCTTCTAACTCTTTTTTTAGTGTACCATAGTTATTAATAGCAATTAATTCAGCAATTACACTAATAAATTTATCATTCAATTCATAACGCTGCCCCAATACTCTAACTTGTAACATATCATTTTCTTTAATTTGCGAAAACATTTCATTATTATAATGATGGTCACGTGCTATAAAAATAATGTATGGACTAATATTATCATCTGTTACTAGTTCAGCGCGCACACCAACTTTTGTAATAGATTTTGCCTCACAATTTAATATCATAGACTCTACTGGATTTGTAATCAAACACTCAAATACACATTCAAACACCAATTTATTTGAAAATAATTCTCCACCTGAATATGTTAACAATTTCACACTATTATTTTTAACATAACCATCTTTAATACATTTTCCTTCATTAAATTGTTTTAATCTAACTTCTAATGTGTTAAATAAATCAGAATTTACCTCATTATAATTTAAGACAATTTTTTGCGTCAATAATGAACTAATATATATATGTAAATTTGTGCTAGAATTTTTACTAGTCATAGATTTACCAGTCAATGATTTACCAGTCAACGAATATTTTTTGTTTACTGATTTAGACATCTTGGTATATAATAAGATTTTTATATTTAATATTTATTCAATTATATATATTAATATTAATTTTTTATATATACAAAATAATAAAATAACAAAATAAATTAGCTAAAGTTGTTAATTAAAGATTGAACTAAGTTGAAAAACCAACGTTTGTCATCTTTTTTAATTAAATCATAATATCTAAAATAGATTTCCAAAGCATTACAAAAAGCAATTTGATTAAATTTTTTTAATTTTTCAATAATACTATTAGAAACTCCAATAGCAACAAATATTTTTTCACTATGTGCTTTTCCAGCTTGACTACAACGAGCACCTTTGTTTGTACCGCTTTTAATTTTAAAATATGTAATATATTCTTGTTTGTTTTTTTCTGCCAACGACAAAAACCCGAGAGATTGCGCAATATTTAATGGAGCAACCTTTTTTCTAGTAATAGTTTCAGCAAAATCATCATAGTCTTCAGATTCTCCTAATGTTAATAGCATATTAGAACCACTAATATGAGGAACTTTACTTTTTGTTATTATGTATAATGTATAATTTTTAAACTCGCTTTTTTGTGGTACTATTAGTGCACGCAATTTACCATCAATAGACGTTATAAAATGTTCCTCATAATAACGTGCTAATTCGCTTTCAAATTTTGAAAGTCCCTTTAAATCATAACCATTATTTAATAAATAATTCACTAATAAAGTAGTTTTTTCAATATTCAAATCATCTAGTAAAATAGCAATTGCTAATTTTTGTATGCTATTAGAGTCTAAAACAGATTCTTCTGCTAATAGTTTAATAATTGACCCATAATGTATATATTTATTATCATCTATTGATTGATTTTTATCAAGTTGTATATTAGTAATATAATTATAATTTATTTCAAGTTCAATAATTAGCGATTTTACATTATCAATAAGTTCAATTGATAAATAGTCTTCATCATACAATGCAAAATTAATTTTTGTTTGTACAGGTTTTGTTTTTACAGGCTCAATATCGACCTTTAACGGCTTTTCAACTTCGGTTTTGTCAACATAAACAGTTTTTGCTTTATCATCAAATACATCAAATGTTTCAGGAAGAGCAAATGCTATTCCATCAGGCTTAGCCTGTATTGGATTAGACCTTTCAAAAATAGTAGCATCATTATTTAATTGTGACGGTTGAAAAATGTAAAGGTTTTCAACATTTATTAATTTCCCTAATGTATTATATTTATCGGTGATATAGCTATTTTCATTATTTATTAACTGATCCAAAGCATTATTTATATGATTTGTTGAATAATTATTAAAACTAGTTAAATAACTAATAATATATTCTTTAGTACAAAAATATTTCTCTTTAAATAAATCTCTAATTAGTTTCACTATTGCTTCATTGTTGGTTTGTAAAAAAAATTCATTATAAGAAGAATTATTTTCTTCTATATCTCCTGTTAATCCCATTTGTGTTTTATAGTCTTCTAATTCAGGCTTGCATTTATAACTACATTCAGCCATATAATCACATAATGGACTGTATGATTTATCACCGATACTATAACTAATTGAAGCATTATTTGAAAGTGTTAGTGTTAATTTTTTATTAAGTAGTTTTTCATCAAATTTTTGTTGTTCATAATTTAGCATACAATCAATAGAATGTTCTTTTAGTATTCGGCTAATAGCACCAATAACTTTTGCTTTTGCTTCTGCTTTTCTATAAATTAGTAAATCGACTGACTCATTATTATTATGCAACAATGTGCCGTGCATAAATATTTGCACGTTTCGTTCACTTAGTGGCATATTTTTATGACTACATGTTCTTATTGCTCGGCCAATAATTTGCTCTATTCTATTTATATTAAACCAAGGTTCTAAAATGTGAACTTGCCTAACAAATTTTAAGTCAATACCCTCACTTCCTGCGGCTGAAAGGAGAATAACCTTAACATTTTTACCATCACTATTATTTGAGTCTGTTGCTGCTTTTAAATCGCCAACAACATCGGGAGATAAATTCTCATTTCCACTTATAATAATATATTTGGCACCATGAAATATTGAGCCGGCGCTTAATTCAGACTTTTTCTTATAACTAGCTATATCTAATTCTTCGCTTTGAGGTGTTAAAAAAAGTGACCTATTAGTTCCATATCTTGTAAATCCAATAGACTCTAATGTTAAAGCAATAGGAATTAAACCAGCATCAATAAATTGTGAATACACAATAACAGGACCCTTACTATGTATAATAGAGTCTATTATTGATTTAATTTTGTAACTATATTTACCAATGCTATTAATATCAAAAATATTGGGACTGGCGCTAGCTCTATAACTATAGTTGTGTCTTGATTTGGGCGCATAACTTTCTTGATAGCTCATAAGATTATTAATACCTGCTTTACCAATTACATCTTTAATAGAAAACAAACTATTTATTTCTTCCAAGTTAAGTGTTTCTAATAATTGTGTAATATTATGCTCATTATAAGCCAATTTTTCTTCAAAATACGATTCTAATTTGCTATTTGGAAATACAATATTTAATGCTTCTAATGGTTTTTGTAATAATGTATAACCAAAGGAGTCCATATTATTTAGTTTGTCTTCATCAAATTTTGACATATTATTTTTTAGTATAATATTATATACAAATTCTTGATATGGAGAGATGCCTTCATTTATATATATATCAAACAGTTCTATTGATTGCGTTAATGGAGTACCATTAATTTTAAATTGCGGATAAGTCTTTGTTTTTATACTATTAGATGGAGAAAAATCATTTGGTAAAATTCTAAAAGGAAAACTTAAAGGATTATCCCCTTTCACATAACTAATGTATCCATTTATTTTTCGCTTAAATAATTGTAATCCGACCTCTTCGCCTTTGCTATTTACTAAAAAAGAACCATCACTATTAAATATATCTTTAATGTCTACAATGCTACGCCTATCATTCATATTTAATATATTAATCAAAAATATGATTTCTTTATAATCATTAAACATTGGTGTTGCTGATAGAAATAATAATTTTAAATTATTAACATTTTTAACAAGCTTAAGTAATTCATTTGAAACCAGTTTGTTAGTATTGTCTTTAGATTGCCTTATATTATGGAATTCATCAATTATTATTAATCTATTGTCAAAGAATTTCTGTAATCGTTCTGCCATCTTCTTTTTTTGTGTGTTATCTAACGTAGTACTAGGATTTGAAGGATTTGACGGATTTGAAGGATTTAAAGGATTTGATTTTTTTATTATGAGATTAGCAAACTGTGTATAACCCATAAATAAGTAATAATTATTTATTATATTTGTCATAATTTTTACTACTTTCTCGCGTGTTAAATTTTTATGTGTGCTATTAATTTCATCTAAAATGCTTTGTCCCGCGCAATTATTAATAGTCCAGTTATTATTTTTAAATTCTAATTTTCGCTCATCAAATAACTGTAAATAGAAATTTTCTTGCACGTTTGGAGAGGCTACTATTATGATTCGTTCATTATAACCCATATATTTTAAATATTTTCTTGTTTCTTCGGCAACACCTATTGCGGAACAAGTTTTGCCCGTACCTAGTCCATGATAAAGTAATAATCCATTATATGGTGTATTTGTTGATAAAAAATTCTTAATGAATTTTTGATATGGCGCTAGCTCAAAATCCTTATCGCATATTTCATTGCTTAATTTTTCAAAATCAGAATCAATATTTACTTGTAATTTATTTTCGGCAAATTCTTTTTTATATGCTATTTTAATATTGAAAAATTCATCATCTAAATGTGGATATAGGAATTTATAATTTTTATCAAAAGAATCATTTAATTCTCTCATATTTAATAACTCAATTGCATTTAAATAATATTTTGTATCATTCTTGGTTTTAACATTTTGTTCTAACTCTACTAACTCACTTTTATCTAAGTTTAATTTATTCATATTTTCTTGAAACATTTGCGCCAATTTTAAATTATTAGTTTTAGTTTTCTTATAAGGTTGTCTATTATAACTAGTAGAGTCTTCATCTAAATCATCGTCATCTAAGTCTTCGTCATCTAAGTCTTCATCATCATCTTCATCATCGTCATCATCATCATCTTCATCTTCATCATCATCATCTTCTTCTTCTTCTACTTCCTCTTCCTTTTTACCAGCTCCTTCATCCATTATTTCTGGTTCATAGTCTTCTTCTTCTGCCGATTCTTCTATTGCTTCTATTGGTTCTGATTCTTCTATTGGCTCTTCTTGCTCTGATTCTTCTGTTGCTTCTATTGGTTCTTCTGTTGCTTCTATTGGTTCTTCTGTTGCTTCTATTGGTTCTTCTGTTGCTTCTATTGATTTTTCTTCTTGTAAACTATTAATGACGTCTTTATTAGGTTCTGCTTCTTCAGGAACATTCATATTATATATATAATCTATATGTTTTTAATAATTTATTTAAATCATTTATTATATTTGTTTTTTCATAGTTATAATCTCTTATATAACTATGTACGTCATCAATAGGAACCCACTTAATTTCGCTAATTTCATAAATTTGAAAGTTAGCTAATGGAATGGTATTATTACTAATAATACCAATAAAATATTTGTGTTTATAAGATTTATAATTTGAACCTGTAAAAATTTCTTCAAATGGAACAATATTATTAAAAATTTCAATATCACTTTTTTTATATCCTGTTTCTTCTTCAAATTCTCGTAGTCCACACACAATATCTTTTTCGTGATAATTTCGACGACCTTTAGGAAATCCCCATTCAGGTTCGCTATATTTTTTATCACATAAATCTACCAACTCTTTTAAATTGTAACTTTCTAAAATATTTGTAAAGCCAAATTTCAATTTGTTAAATTTGAGTTTTGACAATTTTTCTTCATTTCTGTATAAATTATTTGTGTTATAATTCCATAAATAGCTCCATATTGTATCAAAATCATTAGCTAGCAAATAACTTCTCTCCTTTACGCTCATATTATTTAATAAATTTAAAATGTAATTTTTGTCTTCCATAATATATTTACCTCTCATAAAATCTATAAAAGCCAAGCTGTCTTTTCGTTTTATTATTAATAGTTCAATAACATTTTCTAGATGTTGTAAATCGTTATTAAACTTTTTAACTATTCGTAATGGAATAATTCCAATACTTGTTATAGGAACACGACAATTATGAAATAAATGTCCTAACTTACCACAGTTGTTGCAAAATACTTGCTTCTTAATATTCATAATTAGTGTAAATAGTAAGTTACTATATTAACGTGTTATTGTTTTATATTTATTTAAAATACACATTTTAAAGGTTTTAAGAATAAAATATAATATATATTAAATGGATATAAAAGAACTACGAAGCTATCGCATTCAATTTGAACAACCATATTATAATTCAAGTAATTTAGGCATGTCATTATTTGATTTATTTATGACGTTTTTTATTGCCTATTTAATTGAACCATTTATAAGAGTATATAGTGGACTAAATAGACAAGCATATTATTTAATGCTTTTACCATTAGGAGTTGTTAGTCATATATTAACTAACCAACACACATTCTTAAATGGTAAACTGTTTGACAATTCAATCAATTTATATAAAGTTATAATGATTATTATAACACTTAAATTAATATATGAACTAATCAAGAGTTTTTATGGTAAAAACACGCAATAGTTTTATTAATGTTATTTATAAGTTATGTCAAATAATAATCTGTCAAATAATAATGTATTAAATCCAATAATATGGGGACCACATTATTGGTTTGTTTTATATACAATTGCCTTAAGTTATCCTAATAATAGCAATGATTCAACAAAAAAGAAATATTATGACTTTATAACAAATTTACCATTATTTTTACCAATTAGCGACATAGGTAATGTATTTAGTAAATTTTTAGATGCTTATCCTGTTACACCATATTTAGACTCTCGTGAGTCATTTGTAAAATGGGTACATTTTATACATAATAAAATAAATATTTATTTAGGAAAACCAGAAATAACTTATTATGACGCAATGAATAAATATTATGAAAACTATAAAATTAAGGAGCTAAAAAAATATGAAGAAAGCAGAAATAAGCAAAAATACATTTTTGGGAGCTTAGTCATGTTATTAGTATTAATAATAATTGGACTCACTATTAAGTTTAAATAATAGTTTTTTATTTTTATCATAAATTTTTATCATAAATTTTTATCGTATAATTATATTATATTTATTATATTTACTATAATTAATATATTATTATAATTATTAATAATAAATATGAAATTTGAATTACTCATATTAACTATAACGGGTTTTGTATTGCTTAATACATACTTTGAAGGTAAATTACTAGCTAAACTTAAAAATTATGAAAAATATTATAAAATGGGACTAATTGCTTTTGTTGGACTATGTATATATTTATTTATAAAAAAAAATCCCACAAACTATAAAGATTTTGTAGTTAATACAAATGGTTACATTAAATATTTACCAATAGACAGAAACACAGCTAGTATTATAACTCCAATAATTGATTTTACATCTAAATCAATTAGTAATGAATTAAATAACAATTATAATTTGAGTGCTGGAACAAACTATAGAGAGTCTCAATATTTACAAAAGTCAATAAATGCGAATTATAATAATATGACAAAGCAGCAACAAAAAATATTACAATCTGGAAATACTTCAACAAAGAGAAGTGTAAGTGAAACCAAAAAGAAGTTTGTAGCGGCTTCGCAAAACTGGCATTGTAAAGATTGCCAAAAACAGTTGCCTGCATGGTTTGAAGTAGACCATGTTATGAAACTAGAATATGGCGGTTCAAATGATATTACTAATTTAGTAGCTTTATGTAGAGATTGTCATGGAAAAAAAACAGCATATGAAAATTTGTAACAGTGGTAACACAAACTTTTTATAACAAACTTTATAACAGTGAATAATATAAATTTATTAATTTTTATTATTAATATTATCTAATAATGACACAATTATTAAAAGCTGGTTATAATAATATTAGTGAATATTCAGATAAAACAGTAAATTTCTTAAAAAATAGTATAAGTATTTCAACAGATGTGTTAATTAATGGAATAAAATTCAAAGACAAAAATACTTCCATACAGCATAAATATTATTACTATAGATACATTAATGTGTTAGTAATTTTATTAGTATTTGGTCTTGTCTATTATTTAAATAGTTATTACAATATATTTGGAATAAAAAATACACCCTACGAAATATTAGGAGCAATAGTATTGTTAGGAGTTGGAGTCTTTTATTTTCTTTTTCTAGTATTTAGAAATAATAATAATAATAAGATTAATCCAAATGAGAGACTTGCAATAAATGGAAGTGACAATATGGAGCTAACTGCTGACAATTATGATGCACCTATTTATAATATAACTAGTGACAAAATTCAAAGCACATATTTGAAACCATTAAGAATTTTATTCATGTATATTGGATTACTCTTATTAATACTAATAAGTATTATATACATAATCAACTATGTGCTATATTCACAAAAAAATACTAATATGTTTAGTATTACACAATCAGTAATAAGCATAACAATTGTAATTGTTGTTTTAGCAATTTTTGCGGCACTATTTTCAATAAAAACACAAGGTTCAGATGATTCTTGTGAATATAGTGATTCAAGTAAGTCTCTCTTTATTTATGATTACATTTGTATTCTAAAAAAAACGATATTCTTTATACCTTGTTTGTTAATAATTGTTATTGATGAAATTAATAAAGATATTAAATTAACACCAAGCCCTGTATATTTACTACTTTTTATACTATTACTACTAATAACATTGCTATTTGTATTGCCATTCTTATTTAAATATTTTAGAACACTTAATAAAAGCAGCCTATTAAAAGGAACAGACCCTTATTATTTAAATGAAAAAAAGGTTATTGCTATATATCAAAATCTTAACAAAAATGTTAATTCTACCATTGATATTCCAATACCTAAAACTGATAGCACAAGCAATCCTATTATAACAAATCCGATTGACGCATTATTAACTACATTAAATTTAAATAAGCAAGAAAATACACTATTTAAAGCATTTGATAGTTCAACAGAAATAGCTCCTGAATCGAAAGATATAACTAACCAAACAAAAGATAATATAAGCGACACAAAAGGTTACAATTTTAAATTACTGAAAAATGATTATAATGGAATATATAATATAAAAACTAGCTTTTATGATCCACCCAAAACAATAAACAAATTTCCATACAACTATACATATAGTATAAGTTTTTATGTTTATATAAATCCACAACCAACAAATACCTCAATAGCTTATAATAAAGATACTGAAATATTTAATTATGCTTATAAACCAGTAATATATTATAATGGAAAATCACAATCTATCATTGTTAGGTCTAGAACACTTAATAATAAAGGAGATCAGTTAGATACTATATATGAAGGAAAAAATATAAAACATCAAAAATGGCTGTTTTTTGTTATTAATTATTCTAATAATAACATAGATGTTTTTATAGACGGTAAATTGGTCGGTACAAAAAAAGACATAACCCCTTATTTTAAAGGCGATAAAGTAACAATAGGAGAAAATGAAGGAATACATGGAAGTATTAAAGAAATAAACTATTATAGTGACATTACAAGTCCATTAACAATTGAGTTATTATATAATTTAACAAATAACAAATAACAAATAATAAATAATAAAATAACAAATAACAAAATAACAAAATAACAAATAACAAATAACAAATAACAAATAACAAATAACAAATAACAAATAAGATTTTATATTTAAGATATATTATTTAAGATCTTTTAATATTTTAATATAATAATATTTTAATATGGGCATATTTAATATTATTATTGTAATAATCTTGATTATTGTGGTAATATGGGGCCTTCGCAATCTATTTTTCAAAACAAATATAATTTATGATGTTATGTGTGACGCAGCATCACCAGTAGAACTACAAAGTACAGTAAGTTCATTGTTTGTATCAAACACTAATGTAATAATGGCAAAAGATATTCCAGAAAATAGCTCATCAAATTTTACATTAAGTGTATGGTTTTACATAGATAACTGGGGAAATAATATATCAAACGAAAAAAATATCTTATATATGGCCGTTGATTCAAAAGCACCAACATTACCTGAACTAGCCTCAATGTTAAGCGGTCTAAGCACTAAAGTTGAAAAAGATATTAGTTTAAACCAAATTAAACCTAAAAATATAAATATTGCTTTAGATAAATACGAAAATAATTTAATAATTGATATTGAAACATATTTAGATAATAATGTATCGGGTAGAGCAAGAAGCGCTTTAGTAAATAGAAGAAATTACACAAGATATAAAATACCAAATATATCAGTTCAAAAATGGAATAATTTAACATTAAGTATTGACACAAGAACATTAGATGTATATTTAGATGGAAAGTTGCGAAATTCATTTATAATGCATGGGCTATATCATAATTTTTACAGCACAAGTGAGAAAAAAAATATATATATAGGAAATATGGCTCAAGGCACTCGCGCAGCAAATAATGAAGGTGTTAACAGTGGATTTGAAGGCTTTATTACACGAATTCGTTACGAAAATGATTCTATAAATCCACAAGAAGCATACAATATTTATAAAGAAGGAATTGATAAATCATTAGCAAAATCATTATTTAATAAATATAGATTAAAAGTAAGCTTTTTAGAGTATAATACAGAAAAAGGCAGTTTTGAAATATAATTTGTATAATTTATATAATATTATATATTAATATTATGAATCCTCCAGAAAGTATATTTACTAATATTTCAAAAAATATTAATGCAGCTATTCCATATAGCGCGGAATCAAGATTAAAATCAGCAAATGATTTTTTATCATCAAATACAATGATAGCAAAAATTACATTTTTATTGGCAATAATAATTATTTTTTCTTTATTATTTTATGTTGGAAGTAAATTATTATATTACTTTTTTTCACCATCAGAAACACCATTTTTAATATATGGATTAAAAGATGGGACAGAAGGACTAACTATTACGCAGTCTTTAGGCGAAAAATCATCAATCCCTATTTTGCGCAGTATTAACGAATATGAAGGAATAGAATTTACTTATGCATTTTGGATACATGTTAATGATACGGATTATAAAGAAACAATAGACTTCAAACACGTTTTTAATAAAGGATCTTCACCAAATTCACAAGGGGAAGGAGGAACAGGAATATTAGGTCCAAACAATTGTCCTGGTGTATATTTATATAATGGTAAAAAAAATATTAGCGATAATTTATTAGACAAGTTCCCCCTTTTAGGAATGTTAGTTAGAGTAAACGTATTTCATAATAATGAAAACAATAATAATACATATTATGATGATATATATGTCGATGGTATTCCTATAAAAAAATGGGTATGTGTAGTAATTAGAACAACAGCGCAAAATGTAGTTGATATTTACATTAATGGTAATTTAACAAAACGTCATAAATTATCAAATATTATCAAACAAAACTATGATAATTTATATGTCAATTATAATGGAGGATTTGATGGCGCTATTTCTAATTTAAAATATTATAACTATGCTATAGGAACTTTCGAAATAAATTCAATAATGTATAAAGGCCCAAATCTTAAATCAAGTAAACAAAGTAAGCTCAGTGATACAAAAGCGGATTATTTATCAACAAATTGGTATTTTAATAATACAGATATAATATCATAAATTTAAGACATAAATTTAAGACATAAATTTAAGACATAAATTTATAATGTTATTTTTAATTATATGGCGCTTAGTTTATCCAGAGTGAAAGAAAACTATATTATTTTGACACAAAATAATATAAACAGCGTTAGTGAGGGAGCAAAAATTTTGCTAAATACACAAGTTACTAATGATATTAGGTTGAATAGTACAAATAGTTTGTTTAAGGCTCTAGATAATTCTAGTAATATTATAATATTAAACTACAACACACTTAGACAAGATAATATAGTTGGTGGAGTCGTAGTAAGTAATTGTTTATTAACATTAAATAATATAAAAAATAATATAAAATTCATTTTTACTGATAACAACAAATTTGGAAAATTAGTATTTACTAAAAATACTAATATAAGCAATTATAACCCTGACAATAATTATTTACTAAAAAATACCACTATTCTTGATTATAATAGTAAATACTTATATTTTCATTTAAATTATTATTTTAATAATAAAGATAATAGTTCAAATTTTTATAAAAATAGTAGCGCTAATAGTACGAATAATCCTAATTATGATTATTATAAACTAAATATAAAAGACTATATACTTAGAGATTCTAGTTATACTTTTTTTACACGAGGAATAAGGTCTGATATATGTTATAATGGTTTAATGTGTAAAATTAAAAGTATAACACCATCATATGGATTCACTAATTTATATAGAGATACTAGTCTCACTTCTTTTACTATTTTTAGTGACATTTCTAATATAACATCATTAATAAGTATTCCTAACTCCAGTTCTACCTCTTTTAGTATATACAATAATATATATAACAAGTACATTATTAATAATCAAAAAATAGTCTATACAGTTGACTTAAGTTATACTGATAGACCTAGTAGTAGTCTCACAATAAGTTTTGAGACTTTTTTAATTAGAACAAATAATTTTGAAATGGTGAGAAAGGCAACAAGCCAAATATTATTTGATACTAGCTCTAATATACACTTGTTAAACGTTCAAGTGTCGACACCATCAAAGCCTATTATTTTTATTACAAAAATAAGAAACCCATATATTGTTTATTTATCTTTAGGTAATTATAAAACAGGTCTTATTCAAAGTGATATATATAAACATATTAGCTTTCCATATAATTCAGGAAAGCTAACTTTTTCAGAAAATATTAATACTAGCTCTATTTATAATCCAGTTAATGTTATAAAAAAATATGATAGTCTTCAACAATATATTGATAATCAGTATTTATATGATACTGAATTGTCAGCAAATATACTTTTGAAAAGTGTTAGTGCTTATAATATTTTTACCAGTATTAATAAAATATTTACTATTTATTTTAATAACTTATTTGATGTTAATAACTTAAAAAATTATTATAATGAGTTTAATAATCTTGCTTTCACCAGTGTATCTGGTGGCATTATAAGACCACGTATTAGTTACTTCAATAATAGTGCTAATTATGACATTAATACAATTAGTTTTGATATACTAACCATAACAGAGCCTAATAATTTAAATAAAAGAAATTTAACTCAAACTACTATAGAAAATTCATCTTATAATCTAGTTAAACCCGTTCTTTTAGATGTAAGATTCAACTATAATGTCTATTTTAATACATTTTTTACTTTTGATGTATTAAATAATAGCATCAAAATAAACACTAATTCAATAAGTTATGAGAGTCTTATTTATACAACACCAAGTCGCGATTTTACAGATGTAGAATGTATATATATATATCATAATCCAGAAACAGACCCAAATCCACTTTATAGATATCCAAATAATAATATTGAAATTATTAGAGATCCAAGTAATATTGATACATTATCAAAAGCGATTGAACTTTTACCCGGAGCAACTAGTTCAACATTAAACAGTATAATTATTCCAGAGAAAAATGGTAGTAACTTATCAAGAAAAATGATTCAAGGGCTTATTGGATTAAATAATGTTCCAAAACTATTATCAATTAAACCATATGATGAAAATTCTATTGTTGGTCGTGGTTTTATTAACCAATACCAAATAGAGGAAGAATGTATAACCACAACAGAAGACATAATAAAAAATAAAATTAATGCAAATAAACATATTTCAGCAAAAGATAGTCGAACTTTTGCAACCAATAAGTTAGCAAAACAAAATTTTGCTAATTTAGTTAGGTCAAATAGACGCAATAGACTATCTCAACAATGTATAGAAAATTTGAGAGAAGATATACGCAATAACACCCCTTTACCAACACAAGTTAATTATGCTAATATTGTTCCTTATACTCCTCGTTTTAAAATATTTAAAACAGGAAAAGGCCATTATTTGTAGTCTTTATAACATCTAATATTTATAATATAAATATAAAACTTTTTATATTTATATTATGTTATGTGCGGAATAACGTTTATATATTCCAAAAAAACGAAAAATTCATTAAAACATATTTTTAGTAGTTTAGAATTAATACAAAATAGAGGGTATGACTCAATTGGAATATGTTATTATAATGACATTTCAAGCAAGTTTGAAATAATTAAAAAAGCATCAACATCAAAACACGATTGTTTTGATTTAGTTCAATCATTATATGAAACAAACAACTTACAACAACAACAGCTACACAATCAACAATTGTTTTCTAGAATAGCATTAGGTCATACAAGATGGGCAACTCATGGCGGTAAGACAGACACTAATGCACATCCCCATATATCACAGCACAACCAAATTATACTTGTTCATAATGGTATAATAAATAATTTTATGGCAATTAAAGAATTTTTATTATCTAAGAATTATAATTTTTACAGTGATACCGATAGCGAAGTAATTGCTAATTTAATAGAATATTATATTATAGTTATGGAATGTAATATTGAAGAAGCAATAAAAAAAACACTAAGTCAGTTAGAAGGAACATGGGCCCTTGTAATTATTTATACCAAACAATTAGACACATATTATGTGACAAGAAAAGGGTCTCCGTTATTATTAGGTTATAATAATGATTTTATAATATGTACTTCAGAAACAAATGGTTTTGCGGGCTTAATAAGTGAATATATTCCATTGAAGGACAATAATATTGTTAAAATAAGTAATGCTAGTTATACTAATTTAATTAATAATATGTCCTCACCCTCACCTATAGATATTGACCAAATCACACCCAACGAGCTAACTGATTTATCTAATTATACTATTAAAAAAGTATGTTATGACAATATAGTTGAAAACAAAGGAAATTATAGTCATTGGATGCTAAAAGAAATAATGGAACAACCAGAAACACTACAAAAAGCATATAATTATGGTGGTCGCATTAATAATAATATTATCAAATTGGGAGGATTAGATAATATAAGTAATATTATAAAGTATATAGAATTTATTTATTTAATTGGCTGTGGAACAAGTTATAATGCGTCATTAATAGGTGAGCTCTATTTAAATGAACTAAAACAATTTGTATGTGTTAAAAGTGTAAATGCGTGTGAGTTTAACGAAAATATTTTACCTAATATTAAAAATCATTGTACATCATTGTGCGTATTTTTATCACAATCAGGCGAAACAATGGATGTATATAATTGTTTAAAAATTTGTAAAGCCAAAAAATGCGTAACCATGGGTATAATAAATAAAGTAGATTCCTTAATAGCGCGCGAAGTGGATTGTGGTATATATATGAATGCCGGAACAGAAATTAGTGTTGCTTCGACAAAATCATTTACAAGCATGTTAATAATATTAAGCCTATTTAGTATGTGGTTTGTAAATAATGATTATTATAGTAATATAAAAAAAATAGACAATCTTAGAATTCTTCCAAATAGTGTAAGACAACTATTATATGATATAAATTTTATGAATAAAATTAATAACTTAAAGGATTTTATTATTAACAATCTTATAACAAGTATATTTATATTAGGAAAAGACAAATTATATCCAATAGCATGTGAAGGAGCTTTAAAAATTAAAGAGGTTTGCTATATCCACTGTGAAGGTTTTAGTGCTAGCTCATTAAAACACGGACCATTTGCACTATTAACTAATTCCAATTTAACACTATTATTAATAGATATACATAATACAAAGGATATAAATAATTTAAAATCAACATATTATGAAATAATTGCTAGAGAAACCAACATATTTGTTATAACTAACTCTCAAACTATTATAGATGACTTGAAATTAAGTGAAGACAAATTTATATTATTAGTAAATCTTGACTATTATAATGAAATTTTATACATTATAACATTACAAAAATTAGCATATGAAGTGTCATTAGGTAAGCATATTAATCCAGATAAACCACGCAACTTGGCAAAAGTAGTTTCTGTTGAATAAATACCTAATTTAATTTGTTAAAAGTCTTAGTTAGTAGCCACCGTGGTTTAACATTTCTTTTTATTAATGTTGAGCTTTTATATACGTTTAGTACATTAGTTTCTAACATATTTTGTTTATAATAAGTACTAGCACTAGGAATTAATGTTTTAAAATTAAGTATATTTATAACATATTCATTTTGTTTTATAGTACTTATTTTATTGGTTTCTTCATTTATAGCACTTATTTTATTGGTGTCTTCATTTATATTATTAGCATTATTAACAATTGAATAATATAAATTACTTATATTACTTAAATTATCAATCAAATTATTGTTAACATAAGCCAGTGGTTCTCTAGTGTTAACTACTCTTGTTGGGTCGTCATGTAAGTGAATAATATTCTTAGAATGAACAGGACAAAATTGGTCCCTATTAATGGTTAATGATTGTTGTAGTACCCTATCATTTAAAGCATTGTCTTCTAGTCCCCACCCCCAATTATTTGGGAATCCATTACATTTTTCAAAATCACCTCCATTTATTGAGACTATTCCTCCTAAAGCAAAAGTAAAACCATAAAAATGTTTTACTGTTCCTGGATATGTTACATAATCAAATATATTTTTTATTGTCGGTAACGTATCAACATCATTAAATACAAAAGTGATGTTTTTATAATCATTTGGATATTTTTCTTTCATAACCAGAAAACCAATATTTTTTGTTGCTCCCCGATTGAACATTCTAGAATCGGTTTGATGACTATAATATATTTCATAATCGTCTTTGTTATAGTCTTCCATAATATATTTCATATATATAGAAAAATGATGTTTTTGTCTTTCGCGGTCTCTATATGGAACAATAAAAATTAGTTTAGGAACAGTCGACATTTATTTATTTATATTTATATAATTATATAAAAAATTATATAAAAAATTGAAAAGTTATTATAAATTTAAAGACTAGCAATTAAATAGTTTATTAATTAATATGACAACATATAAGTGTTTTAAATGTTATGACTACAATGTATTAGAGGAAAATAGTAAAGGAAACAATTATAAAGATAATAAACAATTCATTATTCAGGCATTTGGAATAAATTCATCAAATAAGACAGCATCCATATTTATAGAAAAGTTTTATCCATTTTTCTACATCATGGTTAGTGAAGACTGGAATGACCAACGTAAAAATGAATTTATGGGACATATGAAACAATTGGTTGGCAATTATTATGAAGATTCAATAGTTGAATGTGTGTTAGTAAAAAGGCATAAGTTGTATGGTTTTGATAATAAAAAATTACACAATTTCATTAAAATATCATTTACTAATAGTGGAGCATATAATAAATTAAAAAAAATATTTTACGATGACAAAACTAGTAAATCGGGTCAATTTGAAAGAACATTAAAAGAAGACGGATATAAATATAGTGATGATATTGGAATAACACATTGTTATTTATATGAGGCAGACATTCCGCCACTATTAAAATTCTTTCATGAAAAACATATTAGTCCAAGTGGATGGATAAAAATTCCTTCAAACAAAGTGCGAATTATTACTAATAAGACAACAAATTGCTCTTATGAATACTCAATAAATTACGAAGATATTTATGATTATAAAGAAAAAGAGACATTAGTTAAATATAATATATGTAGCTTTGATATTGAAGCAAGTAGTAGTCATGGTGATTTTCCTATTCCAATTAAAAATTATAAAAAATTAGCAACAAATATAATTGAAAACTACAATTCGAGTTCCGAAAATTTCAAACTCAATTATGATTTTAATAACTTAAAACACGAGATTTTAAGTGCGTTTGATTTAACACAAGACAAGTTAAGTTATATACAAAAAGTATATCCTAAGAAAACAGGTATTACATTAGATGAATTGGAAATATTAATAGATAAATTAAGAAACTATTGCACATCAAAGTCTAATAATACTATAAACAGTGATGAAGTTTTAGAAGGCGCTGACTCAGAATCTGAAAATGAAAATGAAGATGAAGATGAAGATGAAAATGAAGATGACGAACATCAACATGACGGCATTAATGATGTTGAAAGTCAAGTAAAGTATAGCAAACGTAAACCTAAAATAAAAGCTTATAAAAAAGATGCAACATTAATAGAATTAATTAAGGACAACACCTGTGAATATGCTACAAAATTAGTAAAGCTAGTCGAAGCATTTAGCAACACTAATTTTCCACCATTAGAAGGTGACATAATTACATTTATTGGTTTAAGTTTTATTAATTATACAGAACCTAAACCATATAAACGTGTTATTATTGTCAAAGGTGGTTGTAAAATTCCAGATAAATATTTATTATGGGCACAAGAAAACAGCGTCATTGTATTAGAGCGCTCTACTGAAAAAGAAGTATTATTAACATTTACAAAAATCATTAATAGCGAAAATCCACATATTATTACAGGCTATAATATTACAGGGTTTGATTTTGAGTTTATGTATAAACGGTCTAAAGAGCTAAATTGTGTTAATGAGTTTCTCAAACTGTCACGAAACAAAAATGAAATATGTATTTCAAAAGATTGGCGTGCTGAATATAGAGATAAATTGGCTAAAGCTAGCACTAGTGACCTTCAGAAAAAAGATTATAAAGACATTGAAACAAATAAGATTGTTTTAGCAAGTGGTGAATATAATTTGAAATTTATAAAAATGCCTGGACGCATTATTATAGACATGTGTGTTATTTTTCGCAAAGAATTTACATTAAGTTCTAATAAGTTAGACTTTACATCAAGCTATTTTATTAGTGACTCTATTAGTAAAATTGCATTAAATAATGAAACTAATAGCACAAAAATATATAGTAAAAATCTTACAGGTATTAGTGTGGGAAGTTATATAAAGTTTGACGAACAAGGGTTCAGTAATAATTTATATAAAAAAGGGCAAAAATTTGAAATTATTGAAATTAATAAAGACGAACAATGGTTTGTAATTGATGGTCTAGAAGAACTGGATTTGGCCAATTACAAATATAACTGGGGATTAGCAAAAGATGATGTGTCTCCACAAGAAATATTTGCGCTTGCTAACGGTTCTGATTATGACCGATGGACTGTTGGTAAATATTGTCTTGCAGATTGCGACAATGTTATTTGGTTATTATTAAAAGTAGATGTAATTACTGACAAAGTAGAAATGTCAAATTTATGTGATGTTCCACTAAGCTATTTACTATTGCGCGGACAAGGAATTAAATTACAAAGCTATGTTTCTAAAAAATGTGGAGAAAAAAATACGCTTATGCCAGTTGTAAATAAGCAAAAAACAGGCGGAGGTTATGAAGGTGCTCACGTTTTTACACCAAAAACCGGAATATACTTAGAAGAGCCGGTCGCTTGTGTTGATTATAGTTCTCTTTATCCGTCGTCTATTATTTCCGAAAATTTGTCACACGACTCAAAAGTATGGACTAAAGAATATGATTTAGATAATAATTTAATTAAAGAAACAGGGGAAAAATCGGAGCATGGAGATTATTGCTACGATAACTTATATGATTTGGGTTATAAATATATTGATGTGAAATATGATACATATAAATATATGCGACCTAGCCCAAAAGCAGCTGAGAAAAAAGTGATTATTGGTTATAAAATTTGTAGATTTGCGCAATTTCCAGATAAAGACGGTAAAGCTATTATGCCCGCTATTTTAGAGGAGTTGTTAGCTGCGCGAAAAGCAACGCGAAAATTGATATTATTAGAAAAAGATGACTTTATGAAAAATGTGTTAGATAAACGACAACTAAGTATTAAAGTAACAGCCAACTCTTTATATGGCCAAATGGGAGCAATTACAAGTGCGTTTTATGAAGGGGACGTTGCTGCATCAACAACAGCTATTGGTCGTAAATTATTATTTTATGGAAGGGCAATTATTGAAGAATGCTATAATGATGTTTTGGTAACATTAGACGATGGTACAGTTGTAAAGGCAAAAGCAGAATGTGTATATGGTGATACAGATTCAGTGTTTTTCAAATTTAATTTGAGGGATCCTAATAGCAATGAAAAAATTATAAATAATCAAGCTCTTATTTATACTATTGAACTAGCGAAAAAGGCGGGGAATTTAGCAAGTCAATTTCTTAAAAAACCACACGATTTAGAATATGAAAAAACATTTTGGCCTTGGATATTATTATCGAAAAAACGTTATGTAGGTATATTATACGAAGAAAATATAGAAAAAGGCAAACTAAAGTATATGGGTATTGTCCTTAAACGCAGAGACAATGCTCCGTTAGTAAAAGACATATATGGAACTATTGTAAATATTATTATGAAAGAAAAGAGTATTACTAAATCAATAAAATTTCTAAATGAGAGTCTTGAAAAATTGATTGCTGGACAATATTCAATTGAAAAATTATTGGTAACCAAATCTTTACGAAGCTATTATAAAAATCCAAATCAAATAGCACATAAAGTATTGGCTGAGCGAATTGGCCAACGAGACATTGGAAATAAACCAAGTTCAGGTGATAGAATGTATTATGCATATATTGTAAATGCCAATAAAAAAGCACTTCAAGGCGAAAAAATAGAGACACCTGATTTTATTATTCAAAATAAATTGAAATTGGATTACGCCCATTATATTAGTAATCAGATTATGAAACCATTATTACAACTTTATGCGTTAAATTTAGAAAATATGAGTGAATTCAAAAAAAAACGTGGCATTACACTACAATCGTGGTATAATGAAATAGACAAATTACGAACTAAATGGCCCGAACAAGAAAAATTTGAGAAAAAACTAGAAGAACTAAAATGTAAAGAAATTAAAAGCTTATTATTTGATAGCTATTTGAAAGAATGTAAATAATATGTAATCTAGTAATATATTATATTATATATAATTATATATAATATAATTATATGGTTAATAAATTAACATATAAGTTAATTTCAAATTTTTCACAAAAATTTAATAAAAATAAAACTAATAAAATAATAAAAAATTTTAATACAAAAACCAACTTTAAAAATGTGTTATTAAAAAGTGATTATATTCAAGATAAGAAAAAAACTTATACAAATTTAATTGATGTCCAGTCAAAGATTAGCGACCAAAAACAAAGTGGACGTTGTTGGATATTTGCCTTTTTAAATATAATTCGCTATAAAATGATTAAAAAATACAAATTGGCTCCAGATTTTGAGTTTTCACAAAACTATTTGTTTTTTTTTGACAAATTAGAAAAAGCTAATTTTTATCTTACTTATATAATTGATACTTATGATGTAAGTGTACAAACTATTCAATCAAATGATAAATTAGTAAAATTAATACATATATTAGACAATTTAACCGATGACGGTGGTCGTTGGAATGTATTTGTTAATTTAATTGAAAAATATGGTATTGTTCCCAAATCAAATATGGATGATAATTTTCATAGCACTAATTCGGATGAACTTAAAAATTTTTATAATGACTTTATACGCAAATGTGCTCACAAAATAAAAACTACACCTAAAAATGAACTTATTAAAAATAAAAATGCATTATTAAACTCTATGTTATTAGAATGCTATAAAATTTTGGTTGTATTTTTAGGAGAACCGCCTACTAAAATAACATGGGAATATTACGAAGAATCAAAAGAGTCAAAAGAATCAAAGAAAGCTAAAATAATTAAAAATGTTAGCCCACTAGACTTTTATAAAAAATATGTTCCATATAATGCGAAAAATAAAGTATGTTTAATAAATTATCCGTGTAAAGAAGCGCCTTTTTTTAAACAATATGACGTGCAATTGTCATTTGATGTTTTAGGAGAGAAAAGACGGGGTCTAATAAATGTTCCAATTGACTATTTAATTGATGCAACCAAAAAATCTATAAATAATCAGGAAGCAGTATGGGTTGGTCTTGATATTGACAAGTATATTTCACATAAACATAGTTTTATGGATAAAGAAGCTTTTGACTATGATTCAATTTTTGGATTTAATAATGCCATGGCTAAATGTGATTCATTAAATTATAGACAAACAGCTCCAGTTCATGCTATGGTAATAAAAGGTTATAACTTAAATAACTCCAAAACCAATGGATTTCTTGTTGAAAATTCTTGGGGCGATAAAATGTTTGAAAAAGATGATGACGTAGATTATGATGGAAATTATTATATGTCTGAGTCATGGTTTAAAGATTATACATTTGAAGTAGTAATAGATAAAAAATATTTACCAAAAAAACTACTATCAATACTAAATCAAAAACCAATTATATTACCTTATTGGAGCCCTTTTGGCGCATTATTACGAAGGAAAATGTAGTTTGTTTATTTTTATATTTTATAGTATTTATATTTTATAGTATAATTAATTATACTATAAAAATTGATAATTATTATACTATTATTATTTATACTATTGTTATTAGGTTCATTCTAAATTTAAATGAATAACCTATTAAAAGCTATTGAAATTTTACAATTACATTTGAGAGAAAATAATAATAGTGGCAAACATAGTAATATAACCTCTGGATGCCCGAATATTTTATCTGAAAAAAATAATAATTGTTATTTATTATATAGTTGTTATAATTTTAACTCTAACAATCCACATATTTGTAAATTATATAATTTTCAAAAGAAGTCCAAGTCAAGTTATTGCAAAGCATGTAATAATGATAAGAATTATTTAATACGCTTACACAAAATTGCATATTCAAAAAAAAATGATACACACAAGTTATGTATTGACTTACGAAAAAAATTTGATAAAATTAGAAAACTTGAAGAGTTATATAAGAGAGAATGTGATGAACACTTACAATTTAAAGAATTACTAAAAACGCAACCAACTATTTATAGTGACTCAAACGAAAAACTAGCAAAGTATAATAAAAAAAAGAGCAAATTACAAAAACAAATAGCATTAGAAAATAATAAATTGTTAGCTAAACGTGTTAATTATATTATTTTACTTAAGACGATTGATTTATAAAGCGAAAAAACTTTATAAGGTCTTCAATATTAAAATAAAATGTACTATCAGACTCTTGAATGCTATAAGAAATAATATTGGAATCAGACAATATATTATATCGACAATTAGGACATGATTGATGTGTAATTAACCACTCATTAATAGCTTTTGAATTAAATATATGTCCACAACCATTAATTTTAGTTACTCTATGTTGTGGTAAAAAATCTTCGTGTGTTATAGAACAAGACTCATTTAATGGTTCACATAACGAACAAAAACTACATTCTGTGACATTATTAGTAATAATTGTTTGTAAATTACGCAGTGATAATGCTTCAAAGTATTCCAAATTTATATCTTCGAATATATTAATATTATTTGGTACGCTATTTGGTACGCTATTTGGTACGCTATTTGGTACGCTATTTGCTAGTCCATTATTAGCTCTGGCAAATAATTCTGTATTATTTACCATTAATTGATAATTATTAGCGTGATAATGATAATACATAGTTTCTTGCATGTGTCTTATATTTGTGCTAGCATTGTTTAAATATTCTATACTTGAATTAACTGTTCTTATATAATTATTTAAATAAACCATTGAATTATGTAACATAGTCAATTCAAAGTTAGTAGGATTAGGATTATAATTAGGATTATAATTAGGATTCATAGCTACAATATAGTTAATATTATAGTTAACTATTTAATTAATTATTTAAATATATATAAATATACAAGTATATATTTATATATTAATAACTACATAATGATGTCTACTATTAATTATAAAGTAATGTCTTCAAATGGCTTACTTAGTAAATATAATAATAAAGGGTTAACTGGATTATGTAATTTAGGAAATACATGTTATATTAATGCATGTATGCAAATATTATCACATTGTTACGAATTTAATGAAATTCTTGAAAATATTAATATAAATGCTAATGAAAAATCATTATTACTTTATGAATGGAAGCAGCTAAAAGACTTAATGTGGAGTACTAACTGTGTTATTAGTCCAAATAGATTTATAACAGCAATTCAACATATGGCACAAGTAAAAAATAGAGAATTATTTACAGGATATGCTCAAAATGATTTACCCGAGTTTTTAATTTTTTTATTTGACTGTTTTCATGAAGGTATTGAGCGTAAAGTAGATATTAATATAGTTGGAACATCAAAAAATACTATAGATGAAGTAGCAAAAAAATGTTATGTTATGATAAAAAATAACTATTCAAATAGCTATTCAGAAATATTACAATTATTTTTTGGAATACATGTATCATTAATTATTTCAAATACTAAGGAAAATAAAATTTATAGTATTACACCAGAAAGTTTTAGCATAATAAATCTACCTATACCGCGCAATGCTACTAATTCTAAAACATATACTATTTATGATTGTTTTGATTTATATACAAGTGATGAAGTATTGGAAAATGAAAATGCGTGGTTTAATGAGGCCACACATAAGAAAGAATCTGTAAAAAAATGTATTAAATTTTGGAGTTTACCAACTATATTGATAGTTGATTTTAAACGATTTGATAATAATAATCGTAAATTAAATAATATTATAGAAACCCCATTATGTGATGTTGATTTTGGCAACTACGAATTAGGATATAATAAGACAAATTGTATATATGAATTGTTTGGAATATGTAATCATAGTGGAGGCGTTCAAGGGGGCCATTATACTTCATATGTCAAAAACGCAAATCAAAAATGGTATAGTTATAATGATACCACCGTAACTGAAATTAGCGAAGCATCACTAATTAGCGCAAAAGCTTATTGTTATTGTTATAGAAAAGTATAATGGCATTTGCATAATTTAATAAGTTTTAATAACTTATAATAACTTATAATAACTTATAATAACTTATAAAAACTTTTAATATTTTGTGTAATCAATAATATTATATATTATTTATATATAATATTATGACATTATTTAATAATGTGACTGAAGATTTTTATAATAATTTAAATAATTTAGGCACTAATCCTTTTGTATTAGTGGTGTTAATAATAATTATAATAGTGTATTACATATTATTTAGTTTTTTAGGAAAATCTTTGACAGGAGACGATGACTATGACTATGAACCTTCTGGCTCATATTTCATTTTAGAAGCATTGTTATGGGGCATCTTTATATTATTAATCTTTGTAAATGGATTAGCCTATTTTTTTAATATTAATGTTGTAACAGAACTTAAAAATATGTTTTCAGCAGAGCCCGAAATAAGAGTAAAATCCACTATTAGTGGTCCAGATATATGTATGAATTTTAGTGAAGTATATCATGTTCCTGGTAATAGATTTACATATCATGATGCTAAAGCTGTATGTAACGCATTTGAAGGCGAAATGGCAACATACGATCAATTAAGAGAATCGCAAACTAAGGGTGCAAGCTGGTGTAGCTATGGATGGACTAAAGACCAGCTTGGTTTATATCCAACAAGCCAAAGTGATTGGCGAGTATTACAAGGAAAAGAAGGTCATGAATATGATTGTGGATTACCAGGAATAAATGGTGGATATGTTCCTAATCCTCATACGCGTTTGGGATCTAATTGTTATGGAGTAAAACCCAAACAAAGTGAATTAGAAAAACAATATATAGATAAAGATCTATATCCAAAAACCAATAAAGAATTATTATTTGAACAACGTGTTAAATATTGGAAAGATAGAATAAGCAATATTTTAATAAGTCCATTTAACAATAATAATTGGTTTAAAGTATCTGTTTAATATTTAGTGTTATTGCTATTTTGATTATTTAGAAAATGTTATATTATTATATTATAATATAATAATATGACGGACTCACAACAAGATTATACCATTGACGATTATAGAAAGTTGGCGAAGAATAGTAACACAGGGTTAAAGCATGAAGCGAGGGCAGTGGTGAAGTCTTATAGTAGACTAAATTATTTATTTAAAAATGTAGATGGCAAACCGGTCATTAAATATGCAATGGAAACACAAATAAAGGCACAAGCAGCGCTTGTAGAAGCAAGACAATATCAAACAACAATGATGGACAAGGCATTAGTGGCGACGAGTGCGGTGGAGTCTGCCGGAGATGAGACAAAGGCGGTGGCGGCTCAGGCGAGAGCAGCTAGGGATGTGGCGATGGACGAGGAGACAATAAAAACAGCGGCATCAGCGTATGATATGTATGATGCGGCGGCGGCAGCGGAGGATGCGGCATTAAAAGTGGCACGGGCGGTGATGGCAGAATTGGATGCGGCAGTAGAGGGGGTGACGAGATGGACTAATATTGAGGCAGCGGCTACGGCAGTGTTGGCGGCTGCGGAAGTGTTTGCGGCGGTGGCTGAGGCGATGTTGCAGCCAACTACACCCCATTTAACACACGCTCAAAGAAGACTTAAGCGTTCGTATTTTAGAATACCTAGGGGCGGAACAAACACTAAAAAATATAGAAGACGCAATAAAAGAAAAACAAAGCATTATAAGAACAAAGCAAAACGTTACACCAAAAAACGGAACATGCGTTATTAAGATTCTGTTTTAAGTTTTTGTTTTTGTTTTTGCTTTTGTTTTTGTGACTGAGATTGTGTTTGTGTTTGTGTTTGTTTTCGTGTAAATGTTTTGTCTTGTTTTTTAGACAGCTTAACCCTAGGTTTGACTTTTTGTGTTTGATTGGGTTTTGTATTGTCAAAAAATCCAAGCAATTTCATAAACAATGAATCTTTCATTACTGGATTTTCTTTCGACGAATCAGTTGAGCTAACACAATTTGTGTCACTATTATTGGTTTCTTGTATATTAAATCCAGGCAACATATACAAGTTCTTTAGTAAACTATTTGATTTATCTAAATCATTTATATTTTTATATAAATCATCAATAGCTCTATACATTTATATAATAGAATTATATTAAATTAGTTCAATTATAAACTCGTTTAATTGTTTTATTAGTAGTATATGTTCTTTTTGATTTAATATAGTCTAATAGTGATTTAGCATTTGTACCATTAGCATTTGTTCCATTAGCATTTGTACCATTAGCATTTCTACTAAAATATTCAATAAAACATTGTTCTAAAAATTTATAGCTTAGTCCATTTGGTTGTTTTACTTGTATAAAAGTAAGTTTCCCATCACTTATGTTAATAATAGGATATTTTTTATTAGCATTATCAAAATGCTCTATTAAATGGTTTGTTAATTCCTCTTTTTCATCTTTTAATAATTGTATTTGACTTATTAATTGTTTAGCTTGATTATCTAAAACCACCCACCTTTTAATTTTGTCTTCAATACTCATTACTAAATTACTTTATTGGTGTCTTTAAGTTGTTTTCTTAAACACTTTACTTATAAAAAATTGATTTATTATAACTTTATTAATATAATACTATTATGAGCATACAAACTATTGACGAGTTTATTATTATTATTGACAACACAATAGAGAATGGAAATGTAGACAATTTAGTAAAAGCAATTAATTATTATCAAAATAGTATACCAATTAATTATATTAATTGTGCTAAAACTATTTTATATGAATTGTTAATTGAGAAAATGGAATGTACGCAAATTGGTTAACTAATTAATTAATTAAACTGTTAGTTAAATAGTTAGTTAAATAGTTAGTTAAATAGTTAAAAAATTAGTATCTGCGTCTTCTTGATTTTCTATTACTATTTTGTGTAAGATAGCTTCTAGAGCGTACGTGTTTGTTACTTCTTTTTTTCATAAAGTCTGAAGCAGCAAATAATCCTGCGGGAACTAGTAAATCAAATAATGAAGATCCTCCACTGGCACTTCTTCTAGTTCTTCTTCTTCTAGTTCTTTCTCTCATTATGTTTATATAAATAATATATATAAAAATAATTATATATAATATAATAATTATTAATAATTATTTTTATATATATATTATTTAATACTTAAATACGCAATATGCAACAATGTTAAAATTATTCAATTGTTCTAATACTATGGCTATTTAATTTAATATTATAACGAATTAATAAAAGTAAAACTCCTAAATGTAAAATAAAGCTGGTAAATATGAAAAATATAAAAAAGTATAAATATATATTTATTTCTTTCAAAAAATACTCTAAAACTGGAGAGAATATTTCTTTTAATTCTTTTTTTGTTTCTTCTGTTTTTAGGAAGTTAATACATTGACTGGCTAAGGCATTTTTGAAAACCATTTTAAATAGTACTATTTAAAATATTACTATTTAAATATTTAAATAATAATGCGCACAAATTTAATTACATTTTTATAATCTTAAATTAATTAAATGAATAACAAAATATATGAACTGACAGCTGATTTTGATTTTAATTTAGTAAAGTTAGAAAATCCTTCTCTAATAAGTGGCAATAATTATTATAGTAAAATAACTAATCCTACAAAAAATAATCTATATATACAACTGCCTAAATGTAACACAAAGCAAGGTGTTGTTAACACTAATAATAAATGTTTTTGTGATTTAGAATTTATGAGTAATAATAAAGAAGTTATACAATTTTTTGAAAATCTAGAAAGTCATTGTATTAAAGAAATTTGTGCTAATAAAGAGTTGTGGTTTTATGATTCAACAAGCATATCAGATGACGATATTCAAGAATATGTTGTTCCAATTATGAGGTCATATAAAACTGGTAAAAAATTTTTAATAAAAACATCAATTAAGCAAGATAAAATTATTATATATGATGAAAATGAAAAAAAAATAACTTTAGAAGAATATGATAAAGTTAATGATATTGTCCCGTTAATAAACATAAATGGAATCAAGTTTTCTAAGTCTTCTTTTATTATTGATATAATATTGGTCCAATTTATGATATTATATCCTTGTGATAGTTTTGAAAATCAGATTTTAATTAAATTAAATAAACCCATAAACAGTTTAGAAAATAAAAAAATTAATGTAAATGATTTAAAAAAAGTAACTGACTTAAAAAAAGTAAATGACTTAAAAAATAATAAAGTTATTTATGATGACACAAGCTCTGTAAATGATGAAGACGACACGAGTGAAGATGACATAATCAACATCGAATCTCAAGAGCTTAATAGTGTTGATGTTAACCTTACTAATGTTGATACTGTTTCTTGTATCAGTGCCGAAGAAATTGATGATTTGTCCATTACAGAAGAAGATAGTGATTCTTTGATTGTTAAAGCAGAACAAGAAGAACAAGAAGAAGAACAAGCAGAACAAACAAGTTCTTCGACTGTTAAAGAAAAAGAAGAAACTTCTTTAGCAATTGAAGAAACGGTTGAATTAACTAATAATAAAGAATCATTTAGCGTAATTTCACAAGACAGCAATATATTAAATAGCCATTCTAATACTTTAGAAAATAATCATGTTATTGAAATATGTGATTTAGATAATATTATTGCAAACAATGAACCAATTGAACTTAAAACGCACAATACAATATATTTAGAAATATATAAAAAAGCAAAACAAAAAGCAAAAGAAATAAGACAAAATGCTATTCAAGCATTTTTAGAAGCAAAAAATATAAAAATTAAGTATAATTTAAATACAGTTGATGGGTCATCTAGCGATGAAGAAAGTAAATTCTAAAGTGATTAGTGTTAATTAGTGTTAATTAGCGTTAATTAGTGTTAATTAGTGTTAATTAGTAATAATTAGCAATAATTAGCAATAATTAGTAATTATTAGCAATATTATTAATTATATTAATTAATTATTATTGAAAATTTTTTATTGTTTATTTTATATAAAATGACAGTTTTAAATAAAATAAGCAAAGGAATTAAGAACGAACATGTTTTAGGAGTTATTGCTTTATTGTTTGTTGTATATGCTTTTTATAAATATTCCGAGGGTAAAAATATATTACAGTCACCTATGACAGCATTAAATCCTGCTTCATATTCATCTAACCCATCAATTGAAAATGTATCTTCGCAGTCTATTACAAACAGCAATTCTACTTATGCACCATATAATGGCAATTCAAATTCGCAAATAGCTACATCGGCAGATAGTGCTAGCGCTATTAACCAATTAGTTTCATCAAAAGCTGTATCTAATCCTGCCGATTTATTACCAAATAGTTCGGCAAATGATTGGTCCAATCTAAATCCAGTAAGCAGCTCTGATTTAAGAAATATTAACTTATTAAATCCTACACAATTAGTTGGAATCAATACACAAGGTTCAAGTCTAAGAAATTCCAATTTACAGGTTAGATCAGAACCCGCAAATCCAAGAACAAACACAAATTGCCCATGGAATATTTCTACAATTGAAACAGATACTTTTAGAAGACCATTAGAAATAGGATCCAGTATGTAAATGCGAAGACATTTTAATATTGTTAATTAAGATAAACTTTTATTAAGATAAAATTTTATATTAATATTTTTTATTATAAAATTTTATATAAATATAAATGAGTTCACTATTTAGCAATAATATACTTAATTTATTGTTACTAACATTTATAATAATTATTGCTATTAAATTGTATATAAATAGTGATTCGTTTAATTTAAGATGTATTATTTCAGATGTAAATGGAAGCACATATTGTGTCCGTGATAGAAATAAAATTCAATTATCAGCAAATAAATTTGCTCAAGTAAATATTAATTTAAATAAATTAGTAAATCATTTAGCAAAAAAATATCCAAATCAGAGTAATGTAAAACGTTTAGTTAAAGGTTATAATCCACAAAAAATATATGAAACATTACCAACAAGCGAATTTACAGCATATAGCGAAAATAAAGGAGAGAAATTAGCTTTTTGTTTAGATACAGAAAAAAATAGTCAAGGTCGTTTAATAGATATTAATACGTTAATGTATGTTGCGCTACATGAAGTAAGTCATATTGCTACAAAGTCTGTAGGACATAATGATGAGTTTTGGGAAAATTTTAAATTTATTATTACTGAAGCAAAAGAAATAAATATATATAATCCAATTGATTATAAAAAAAATCCAGCACGCTATTGTGGTATGAATATTAGCGACAATCCATATTATGATATTTAAGTATATTATTTAAGGATCAAAAATTTATACAAAAGTAAGATTATACAAAAGTAAGATTATACAAAAGTAAGATTATACAAAAACATATTCAATATCATATATAGTATAATTATTAGAAATAGTTGAATCACTAGTACTAGTATTAGCATATGTATTTCCATGCACTTTTTTACTGTAAAAAAGTAAGTTATATTTACTTGTATATTGTGCTAAATCTGGAAAAAATGACGTACATTCATAATCATTATTTATATATGTTATATAAATTTTTGAAATATTAAAAATACTTGCCTCATCTTTTGTATAATTATCTAAAAATAATCTGTAAATTTGCTCACCACCAATGACCCAAACTGTGTCATAATTTTGTGTTTTCACAAACTCTTCGAGAGATTGGGCATTTATAAAGCTTTGCACCCTATGCTTGGCATTATATTTAGAAATATTAAGTGATTTAGATAAAATTAGGTTATCTCTATTTGCTAATCCATATTCATTATTTAAACTTAAAAATGTGTTTTTACCCATAATAATGGCATTATTGCCTGTGCCGCTTGTTAATTGTTTAAATTTAGCCATATCGCTTTTAATATTCCAAACTAAACTATTGTCTTTACCAATTCCATTATTATTACAATATGCGACAATAATATTTATAATCATATATATATATAAAATAATAGTCTACTATTTATATAAATGTCAAATATATTTAAAATTTATATAAATAATAACAATAGTTACAGTAAATTATATTTATTTGTTAAAAATAAATATGAAACAGTCACTTCTATTCCAAGTATTGAAGAACTAAACAAAAATTTCAACACTTATAGCACATTTAGTAAAAGTAGTGTATATAAGGAGCATTTTAGTGAGGATTTAAATACTTATGATTTAAACATTATGGAAACAACAAATGGAACAATTATTTTTGTAAATGATGTTATAAATTATGATGACTCAATTGAAACTATAAAATTAAAATTCATAGCTCATTATAACGCTATTGTAAATGAAGATGAAAAAATTTGCTTTGAAGAACTATATATGTATGGATTAGTAGAGCACATATATAGTAGCCAAGACTTATTTAATACATTAACAAATAATAACAAAATAGAGTTAACACATTCAAATATTATTAAATATTTGGCAAATATTTATGAAAACGAATTAATATTGACTAGCTTACAGTCTAATAAAACAGATGCTACAACAAAAGAAACATATAGTTATGACGATTTGACTAAAATCACATTAACAACATTTAAAGAATATATAGCATTGGGACAAAGCGTATTAAATAAAAAGCTAGACTATATAGTTAATCCCTATTATTATACTAATGTTGGCACATCAAGTCAATTAAGTGACAATATTAGTACAAATAATTCCAATTTATTATTTGAATATAATATATATAATAATAGTCTCAACATATGTTTAGCAAGTGATTTTTTCAAGCTTAAAAAATCTACTATAGAAGAAGAGTCAATAGTAAAGTTGTATTATGTGTTTTTATATAAAAACAATATACTTAATAATGCGAACTTTTATTCACAAAAAATAAATTTAATAAAAGAAACAAATGCTATATTAAGTAATATTAATTTAGACAACAAAAACAAATTAATATATTTATTAAATTCAATCAATAATGTATCGGAAGAGCTAAATTATGTCAATAAAGGTATTAATTATATTAATTTAAACATAAATAATAATCTTGATTCAAATATTTCATTGGAAACAATATTTAAATTGTTTCATAGTTCACTAAGCTATCCTTTAATCAAATATAATCCTGGTAAAAAACTAGAAAATATATATAGAATATTTTGCTCTAGCGCTAGTAAAACTAATAAATATCCTTTATTAAGTAAAACATTAATATTAAAGTATGCTAAGTCTTTAGGAAAAACCAACACCATTAGTTTTTATCTCTCTTCAACAGAAGAAGACTTTATAAAAAATGTAGATGAGTTTTATATAGTATTATATGAGTCTGGGTTAATAAATATTAATTTGGGATTAAAACAAATAACTAGCCTTGAGCTAATAAATAATTTAATACTTAATGGTGTAAATCCAATTATTAAATTCATAAAAAATTTAGTAATCAGCACTACTATTGATTTATTTAGTAATTTAAAAGCTAGTAACATTCAAATCAACTCTCTCAATTATGCTTGCGCTATTAACATAAAAGGGGAACTAACTATTGAACCTATTGGGAACTCAATATACTTATTGTTTAATATATTAAATCAGAAGAGCAATGAAATAACAATGCGTTATAAACATGTATCGAATTTTAATGTAATGGATTCAGAAGAAGCATTTGTATTAGAATTGATTAAGCAAGAATATAGTGATGGCGTTATTTTAGCAAAATTACAAGAGAACTTTAAATTAACAATTGAAACTGCTAAATTAAAGCTTGTAAGTGTTTATAATTCACTAAAATTATTAACTTCCACATTTAATTCTAAAAAACTAGTAATAAAGAATAATCCAGGATTTAAAACGGTCTTTAAAAAGATTGGTGCTTCTAATCTCTCTATTAGTGTAGAAAATATTGACGCTATTTATTATTTAGATCATATTCCCATTTATTTAGACTCACTAGTTAAAATAATATATAATTTGATAAATGAAGAACAAGAAAAAACTGTACGTGAATTAACTGGGGCTATAAATCTTGATGAAACATTAGAAGAGACCAATTTTAAAGAGGTTGAAACTAGTGAAATAATAAATAGAAAAATGAACGCATTATTAGAAAATGATGAAACTACTATGTTTGAAGATGACAATAATATTTTTGGACTTTTAACTTATGATGATGAAGAAGATGAAGAAGATGAAGAAGATGAAGAAGATGAAGAAGATGAAAGTGAAAGCGAAGACGGAGAAAACAAAGAAAATGAAGATAGCAGAGAAGATAGTAAATATATACAAAAACAACAACAAAAACCAATTGAAAAAACAGAAAAAACACAGGGCAAAAAAATTAGTACTATTAATGAAGAAGACGATGATGACGAGAATGATGATGACGATGATGATGAAGAAGACGAAGAAGACAAAGACGACGAAGACGAAGACGAAGAAGATGACAACTTAAATGACGACTTAAACGAAGATGAAGTAAAAACTGAAGTAAAAACTGAAGTAAAAACTGTCACTAGCGAGTCTAAAAAAACGAATATAAAAGCAGACGAGACTAAAGTAAAGGAAAAATCGGAAAAAAGTAATCCTATTTTAAAACGATTAATTAATAGAGAACCTAAACTATTTGCTACTGAAAAAAATTCATTATTTGAAGAATATTCTAGATTATGTAATTGGAATGTTAAAAAGCAGCCAGTTATATTAACACAAGAAGAAAAAGATTATATAGACACAAATCATCCTGGTTCTTATAGTGAAAGTTTTGAATATGGAACACAATCTAAAAAATATCATTATATATGTCCGCGTTATTGGAGCTTAAAAGACAACACTAGTTTAACACAAAAAGAAGTTGACAGTGGAGATTACGGAACACTTATTACAAAAAAAAATAAAGATGGAACTTATGATGGAACAATAATGGAATTTACTGATGCTAAACATCATATTGATGAAAAAGGTAAGTATGTAGAACATGTTCCTGGGTTTTTAAAAGATAAACATAATAGAAACGGCTTTTGTCTTCCATGCTGTTTTAATAATAATATATCAAAAACTAAAGAGCAAGTAAAAAGACGTAATAAGTGTATAAATGTAAGTACTCAACCTACTAATAGTGATGACAAATTATATTTAAATTATATTTTAGGTCCAGATAAAACATTAGAAAAAAATAAGCTAGGATTTCTTCCTATTAGAATACAAAAATTTTTACAAGTTGATAATGAAAAATGTGTAACAAAAAAAACACCAAACACTCTTAAAAAGAATTATCAGTGTTTTTTACGCTACGGTGTTGAAACTAGCAAAAATCAGTCTTTTATTGCTTGTATTGCTGATCTTTATGGCACATTAGTTCATAATAATACAAAAACAATTAGTATTAATGAAATGAAAACAATAATAACAAACGCATTTACTATTGATGACTTTATTAAATACAATAATGGAAATTTACCACATATATTTAGCTCTAAGAATTTTAATGAGTTAGTAGATAATATAGACATAGAAAGTTATAAGTCTTCTAATTTATATAGCAAATTTTCTAGTAGTCCATCTAGCATAATATTATTTAAAAAAATAATAAACAGTTTTACCAATTTTAAAGACTATTTAAACAGTTCTAATTTAATAAATTACACATACTTATGGGATATAATATGTAAAAGTAATCCGCTGCTTTTTCCAAATGGAATAAACTTAATAATTTTAGATATAACAAATGAAGACATTACAGACAATGTTAAAGTATTATGTCCTAAACAAACTTATAGCACTGAGTTTTTAGATATTAAAAAACAAATATTATTGTTAATTAAAAATGATGAAAATTATGAGCCCATTTATTTAATAAATGATAATGTTAGTTATTCTATTACAAAATTTTTTAGCTTTATTAATAAAGACCCGTTTTTCAAAAATTTCACAATAATTTTGTATAATATTAAAAATGCAATCAATAAATGTAATAGCACAATAGATAAGAGTGTTAGTAGCTCATATAATTTTAAACCAAATATAAGCGTAACTAGAATAATTACTATTCTTTTAAAATTAAAATATGAAATAACATATCAAGTGGTTGATTATTCAAATAAAGTTATTGGACTATTAATAGTTGATGCTAATAGTTCAATAGAAAAAGAAAAAGAAAGTGAAAGTGAAAGTGAAAGTGAAAGTGAAAGTGAAAGTGAAAGTGAAGAGTTGAGAGAACACGGCTTTATACCTTGTTATCCATCGGCTATTTCGTCAGAATATCCAGATATTCCATATAAGTTAATAGATGATCTTACTGAAGATGACTATAACGACTACAATAATACTAAACAATTATTAGAAAAAATATATAACTTAAGTAAGCAAGAAATTATATGTAAGCCATTATATAAAATAGATGATTCTAACTCTATTATAGGAATATTAACATTAGGCAATCAATTTGTTTTGATTTCATATCCAGAAATGAATAATGATGATGATGAATTGGAAGTAATACAAAATAAAGACTATTTATTTGTGGATAAACAAATAGCAACTTCTAACACACAAGATAATGAACGTATTAATGCCGTTAATAATATTAAATTAGAAACATTATTTTACAATAATTTCAAAAATACGTTTAAAAAAGTATTAAACATGCACAAGCATAGTATATATAAAAATGTATTAAAAAAAATTATTAATACAAATTCGCTAGTATTTTTGGATAAAATAGAACAAATTTATAATATATTAAAAGAAGTTGGGTCTCAATATATTATTTTTGCTAATTATGATTCTAAAATACTTAACTCAATTAAAGAATTATCTTTGTGTTTAGATGATGAAGAGTGTAATACAAATTATTGTATGAAAACAAATGATGTATGCTCTTTAATTGTGCCAATTACTAATCTAATAAATAACGAATCAAATGAAATATTATATTATACGCGATTAGCCGACGAATTTGTGAGATATAATAAATTCAAAAAATTTATTTTTCAAGACAATCAAACCTTTAGTTACGGTTCTACCAACTACAATATTTTAGACAATGAACTGTTATTATTTCAATCATCATTAACATTAGATTATTTTACTAATGTTATAACAAATAGCACTAACAATTTTAATGAAACATTTGATACTTTGGGTTATTATAATAGTAAAAAATTAAACACTCTTAAAAAATTAACAATTGTTCCTATTCCAAAAAGTAATACACAAAAAGACATAATAACTATTTTACAAACTCCTAAAACACAGTCTGAATTGCTATCGGAAAAAATTGACAACAAAGAAGACGAAGAAGATGAAGAAGACGAAGACGAAAAAGGAGAAATGGACGAAAAAGGAGAAATGGACGAAGAAAAAAAACAAAAACAATATGATAAAACATATGTTGAATATGTAGATGAAGACCATGAAAATAATGCGTCTATTCAATTATTAGATAAATATATTGACAAAACACATAATTGTGTTATAAGTAAAAATGTAATAGCAGAAGGCATTCATACAAATTTTAAGACAATGGTTTATCAATTAATGTTTGATATAACTAATAATATTTGTTCTTTTCAAATAATTTTAATGCTAATAAAATATCACACGAAAAATGATAGTTTACTAATACTTGATTTAAAGAATAAATTAATACAGTTATATACTAAACACCCAAACATTGAAACATTATATTATATATTATTGAAAAATAATAAAAAAAGTAACATGCAAAAAGTTATAGATGGTCTAATCAAAATGGAGGATTACATAACTAGTGATGAATATTATGTAACCTTTATAGATATATATTTATTATCTAAAGAATATGATTTACCAATAATATTTTTATGTAATACAGCTATTGATATATCTATTACAAATAGCACAGAAATCAAGTATATAATATGTAATATTAATAAAATAAATGATGATTATTATTTTTTAAAAGTTCCAAGTGTGTATTCACGCGACAAAAAACATAACTATAAGCTGATGTTTAATAATCAGTCCTTTATTTTTAACATAAACAGTGATTTACAAGATTCGCAAAGTTATAAATTATATAGTAATTTGAAAAAACATTTACAATTTTATACTGATGTATTGGCTGATTTTATAAATAATTATAATATAATAAAAGCAACTAATACAGTATATAAACAAAAAAAATATAAGAAAAGTGTTGCTGAGGCAAACGCAGAAGAACCAATAATAGAAGAAGTAGCACAAGTAATAGAAGAACCAGCACAAGAAGAAGCAGTAGAAGAAGTAGAAGCAGTAGAAGAAGCAGAAGAAGCAGCACCAGTAATAGAAGACGAAGAAGCAGCAATAGAAGTAGAAGCAGAACCAGCACAAGAAGTAGAACCAGCAAAAGAAGTAGAAGCAGCAGTAGAAAAGGAAACTGACTCCGAGCCTGTTCCTGTTCCTGTTCCTGTTCCTGTTGCTGTTCCTGAACCTGATGCTATTATTGAAAATGTTCCTGAACCTAACAAAACACGCAAAAATAAACGTTGCCCTAATGGAGAGAGACGCAATAAAATAACAAAAAAATGTGAAAAAATCAAATAAAAAAATTATTTCCAAAGTTCAAAGTTCAAAGTCAAGCTTTTATCAAATCAAGAAGTAACGTTATTAACAATTGCAAATGTTTAACTGTCAAGTACTTCGCATTATATTATAATATTGAAGGATTTCAAAATTATAATAAAAATAATTATAATAAAATATGTAACCTTAACTAAGGATACCAAGTTTTAATTTAACGTTTATAACGTTTACTTCTATGCCTACGCGTTTTTTTGCCTCTTTTCTTTTTATGTTTTTTAGTACGTTTTCTATTTTTTCTTGTGCCGCCAGTTGTAATAAGTGAAGGTTTTTTTTTTAAAGCTGCTGGTGTTTGCTTCCCACTCCGTTCCTCCTTAATCATCGACGATGCTGATGCAGATGCCTCATCCCCCCTCTCTATCACCATTCTACGCACCACCTCCTCCGCCTCCTCTGCCGCCGCCTTTGCTTCCTCGCAGGCAGCTTTTGCTTTCGTCCGTGCTGCCACCGTACCCACCGTCGCCCCCTTCACCGTCACCCCTACATTACTTACTGTCACCCTCTCCTCTAAGGCCGTCGCTTGTGCGCAGGCAGCTTCCGCTTTTGCTCGCGCCACTATTGCTTTCTCCATCGCTAACGCCACATCCTGCTGTCTTGGTCGGAACCGGACGCGGCGACTCGTGTTAGCTGAATGTGACATTTATATTATAACTAAATATTATAACTAAATATTAAAAGTCTAATTCGTAGTCTTCACTTGTTCCCATAATGACTGGTTTAATACTAGAAATTGATGACTCGATTAGCAAATTATTTTTATTACATTCATCATTAGAATCTTCTTTTAATTTGTTTAATAATTCATCATGGTCTAATTCTTCATCTAATCCATTTTCTGTGTCCTTGGGTTCTGGTGGGAATGACATTAGTACATCATTATTTACCAAAACTTTAAAACAGCTTGTTCCATAATATCCTTCTTGTCCGCACATAATATTGGCAGAAACGCCTTTCATATTATCTAATTCACCGTGTTTGGCGGCTTTTAAAAACATTTCAGGTGTTTCTTCAAATGATGCTTTAGCAATTGCGCCAATATCATCATTATTAATGCCGTGTCTAAAAATCGATACCATTTTATCATTACATGTCATTCTATCGGCTAACATGGTTAAATGATGATAGTTAATATATGTGCTATCAAATTCAATCACTTCCGAAAACTCATCAAATATGCTTTGTCTAGCAGCTTCTATGCCAAATATGTTGTAAATTTCAATAATGTGATTACAAGTTGTTCGTGTTTTATCTACAAAATCAAGGGCTAATATATCTAATAAATTAGTTCCTAATGTATCTAACACCCATAAATCTTTTTTAACATATTTAGTATCTACTTCTTCAAAATTATCGCTAATTTTGCGTAAAAATACTTTCTCAATATTTTTCACTCCTCGTAAAATAAGGTTGTCTAATAATTCATTTTGTAAATTTTTAAGTAAATAGATTTCATCACTTTGGTCTAATGACTCTAATACGCTTTTATTCTTCTTTTTCTTTAGCGCTTGTAAATTTTTGTTAATACGAATTCTAAAAATTAGCTTATCTGAATTATAATCATTATACATACATGTTAAATTGCTATAGCTAGTCATTAGCGCATAATGAACGTCATCCATATTAATGTTTTTATCTAACATTTCTACTTTATTTAGAGCTAGACGAATAATCCATTTAGATTTTTCTTTAGAGTCAGTGTGACTACTATTACATTCATCTAGCAATTTCTCAAATTCATTATATTCTTTCATTAACTCAACATCTTCACCAATTAACGTATTTAAATCGTCGGGATCAAAACAGATTTGAACTGACTCCACAATAGACCGTAATTTAGTATTTTCGAGTTTTGATACATATTCTTTAACTTTAACTTGGTCGTAACTGTCTGGCTTATGTAAATAAATAGAGCATGATAAACTTTTCGGATTATCACTTAAAGACAAGATTTCCTCAATCCGTGGAACACCACGAGTTACATTTGATTTTGACGCAACACCAGCAAAATGAAAGGTGTTTAATGTTAGCTGTGTTGTCGGTTCTCCAATACTTTGCGCAGCAATCATTCCCACCATTTCACCTGGTGCTATTAATGCTTTTTTATAACTATTATTTAGTATACTCATTAATAGTTCAATAGATTTGCGTGTTAGTCGTTTATGCATTAGCAATTCTTTTGGAGTTAAATAATAATAATATAACACTTTGAAGAGTTCATTTGGCTTACAATAATTTAACATATTAAGTTTTTCAAAATTTGATTCAATAATTTCAAATACATCTAATGGAGTAATATCAATTATAACATTTTCTTCTTGATTGCCAGCAATATTATTAATAATATGTGTAAATGATACTGGCATATTAACCGATGGTTTATATAAGCCATTAAATACTTTAGCAATAACATCTTCGCGTGCTTGTAATAGCATAGTAATGTAGTATTGACATTTTTTATCGAGTTCTGGTTTTTGTTTCTTAAATTTACTATATGCTTGTTTGGTATATAATGTACTATATATTGAATCTTTTGAATAATCATTTGGCATCTGATAATGTCCGTATATTTCTTCAATTGTCATATTCACAAAAGGGACTGGTTGTGACTCAACTTTAATAGGGTCAAAATTGTCAGTTCCATAACTATATTGAATAATTTTATTCTTATTATTACGAACAGTCATATCATAATGAACCATTAAATCTTCAAGACCTTTAATTAGTCGTCGCTGAATATATCCAGTTTGACTTGTTTTACATGCTGTATCAATTAAACCAACACGACCACCCATAGCATGAAAGAAGAGTTCATCTGGATTTAAACCACCAATAAATGAGTTTTCTACGAATCCACGTGCATTTGGCGAATCATTATACTTTGTATAATGAGGTAATGTTCTATCATCAAAACCATAAGGAATGCGTTTTCCATCTACGTTTTGTTGTCCTAAACACGAAATCATTTGCGAAATATTTAAATCGCTGCCTTTTGAACCAGCATTTACCATTGTGACAAAACGATTGTTGTCATTCAAGTTTTCTCGCGCAATTTTACCAGCCTCAAATGATGCTTTGTTTAAAATATTATTAACTCGCGTTTCAAATTCAACCACATTTGTTCGTCCTGTTTTGTTATCAAAAATACCCAAATGTGTTTCATCTATTAATGTTTTTACTTCCGCTTTTTTCTTATTAATAGTGTCATTAATTTTATCATTTGTTTCTTTATTTGCTATAAGATCACTAATTCCAACACTAAAGCCGTGATTTTTCATATATTCAGTTACAACATCTTGTAAATTGTCAACAAAATCTCGACATGCTTCTACATTGTAATCATTGTAAATTCTATGAATTAATCCACGTGTTGTATCACTTAATACGCTTTTTTCAATATGTCCACGAACAATAGTTCCTCTGTTAATTTCTAATACATTATTTGATGTGTTATAATCGTCGCCTGCATCATTAAATCGTTTTGTCTTATATTTTAATGTAATATTTGGAATAATTTGACTTAATAAACTAAAACTGGTTTGGTTTTCATCAGCAAAATTTATATTTTTTAGATTAATTGTCTTAAGATGTGCTAATAAATTCATAGCAACTCGTGGATTAAAAGTAATCGCTTCTCGGGTAAATAAATAAGTGCTTAATAAAGAGTCTTGAAATATACCAATAATTGGTTTATTATTTGCCGGACTTACAATATGATATTTTACTGCGGCTAAATGTTTTAATTCAATTTCAGACTCGTCGTCTTGTGGCATATGTAAATTCATTTCATCGCCATCAAAATCCGCATTATATGGTTTAGTATCACCAACATTCATTCTAAATGTGTCTCCTTTATACATTATTTTAGCAATATGACACATCATAGACATTCTATGAAGAGTTGGTTGCCGATTAAATAAAATAGCATCACCATCCAACATATGACGATGAACGATGTCGCCTGGTTCTAAATTTATTGATTCACGGTCAACATAGCGCAAACTAATACAATCTCCGTTTTTCCTTTCATAAATTTTAGCACCTGGATGAACGTCTGGACCATTAAGAACTAACTTGCGCAAATAATTCTTATTTTTTAACGTTACACATATTGGTTTTGTTAAATTCTTTGCTATTTTTAGCGGAATGCCAAGCTGGCTAATTGACAGATTTGGATCTGGAGTAATTACAGAGCGCGCACTAAAATCAACACGTTTGCCCATTAAATTACCTCGTACACGTCCTGTTTTTCCATTTAGTCGCTCTTTAACAGCTTTTAATGGGCGTCCTGAACGTTGGGCTACAGCGGCAACACCTGGAATTTTATTATCTACTAATGTCGCAACATAATATTGTAATACAGTAGTCCAATCATCAATAACATTTGGTGGAGCATTTTGCTCTAGCTTTTCTTGTAATGTTTTATTTGCCTTAATAATATTAATAATAATATGAGTTAAGTCATCTTCACTACGTTGTTGTGCATCATGTTTAATAGATGGTCTTACTTGTGGAGGTGGAATTGCTAATACTTGACAAATCATCCATTCTGGTCTAGACCATTGTGGACTAAACCCCATAAAATTAACGTCTTCATCCGAAATCTTTTTGAAAATCTTTAACATTAATTCTGGAATAATTTTCATAGTCATTTTTGAGTCTTCACTTTTAAACTCATAGCCTTTTAATTCTTCCTCTTTTTCATTCCATTCAGCAATAATAGTTGCCAAGCCTTCCTTTTTTAGCTTTGGTTGTAAGCAACCACAACCATTATGTGAGTCTTCTCCGCAACGCCGTTTTTTGCTTGCTAATGAAAATACTTTGTTCCAGCGTTCGTCCGCATTTAAATTTAGCAAATATTTATACTTTGCTTTATCTATCAAAATTTTACCACATTTAATACATATACATCTACTAATTTTCATAATAGTTGATAAATATTGAATATAAAATACTGGACGTGCCAAATTAACATGACCAAAATAACCAGGTGTTTGAATATAGTCTAATCCATCGGTGGGGCAAATCATTCCTGGGTCTAAAACTCCCATCCGTGGGTCAAATAATCCACATAATACTGGTTTATTATTAATATGTGTATCTCTATTTGTAATTTCTACAACAGAGGCTTTTTGAATTTCATGAGGACCTAATATACTAAATTGAATGCCAATAATTTTAGAAGGTCTCTTATTTTCAAAGTCTGTCATTCTTTTATAATAGTTAAATAATATTTAAATTGTATTATTAATCAATTTTATAATTTTTATAATTTTATTATTTTATTTCCATTTATTTAAGACTATTTAAGACTATTTATTTTAGTATTATAAAATTATTATAAAATTATTATAAAATTGAATACTTAATATTAATTATTAACTTATAATAAAAATATGTCTTCATATACTCATAAATATAATACACGGTTAACTTCGGGAGCTATTAAGAAGCCAAAATATAGTAATACTATATTTGAAAATAATGATGACGATTATGATGATAACGAAGATGAAGACCCAGATTATGAAGAAGAAGACAAATATGAAGAAGATGATGAAGAGGAAGATGAGGATGAGGATGAAGATGAAGACGATGAAGAAGATAGTAAGGGCAAGGAAAAATTTGATAAAGTAGAATATTATAAACTGTTAAATTCACTTTATCCATCAAAATATAGCGCAGCTAAAGTAAATAATGAGTTAGTAAAAAACAAGAATGAAAACCTATTTAAAAATTTTGTTTTAAGAAATGCTATGTTTTTAAAACCGCAAGCTAAATTATTAAAAACAATTGCTAAAAATAACTTACAAAAACGATTTAAAGACAAAAAAGCAAGCGGCAAAAATGTTATTATTATAAATATTAAAAATAATGATGAAGAATACGACGAAGAAGGCGAAGAATATGATGAAGAATGCGATGAAGAAGGCGATGAGGAACAAGGTGAAGAATATGACGAGGAATATGAAGACGAAGAAGAGGAAGAAAAAACAAGTGAGTCCAAAAAAAATAAAGTAGGCAAAGAAGAGGAAGCCGCACTAAAAATTTCTAATAAAAATTATAGAGTCTTTTCTAAGATTTTACATAGTGAAGATAAAGAGGCAGACTACTTTAAAAAATGCTTATCAAATCATAAACAAGAAATAGTAATTGAAAAGCTCCAAGAATTACAAAATTTAACAACAATCGATAAACCATATTTGTTACATTTAGTAGACCTTGATATTCCCAATGAATATAAAGCGTGTGCTTTACGAAAAATCAATATTATGCGTTCTATGGGTGGTGGTTTTGGAAATAGTGAATTTTATAAAATTAAATCTTGGGTAGATGCCTTTTTAAAAATCCCGTTTAATAAATATAATAATTTACCTATTAGTTTTGCTGATGGTATTGATAAGTGTCATGACTTTATGGAATATACAAAAAAAACATTAGACAGTGTTGTATATGGGCTTGAAGATGCCAAAATTCAAATTATGCAAATGGTTGGACTATGGTTAGTAAATCCAAATGCGATTGGTTGTGCTATTGCCATTAAAGGACCGCCTGGCACAGGCAAAACCACACTAATTAAAGAAGGAATCAGTAAAATTTTAAATAGACCATTTGCGCTCGTCGCATTAGGTGGTTGTGGAGATGCCGGATTTTTAGATGGATTTGATTATACATATGAAGGCAGCAAATATGGCAAAATTATTGATATATTGATTCAATGTGGTTGTATGAATCCGGTTATCTTATTTGATGAATTAGATAAATTAAGTGATTCGTTTAAAGGACAAGAAGTCACCGGTGTATTAACTCATTTAACAGATAGTACTCAAAATACTAAGTTTAGCGATAAATATTTTTCAGAAATTAGTATTAATATGTCAAAAGCACTCTTTATATTTAGTTATAATGATGAAAATGCTGTAAATAATGTGCTAAAAGACCGAATGTATAAAATTGAGACAAAAGGATATAAAACCAAAGAAAAGCTTATTATTGCCAAAGAGCATTTATTACCAAAAATTAGAGATGAAATAAAGTTTGACAGTTCAACAGTTGTATTCAATGATGAACTGTTAGAATACATTATTAATGATTTTACAGAAAAAGAGGATGGTGTGCGCAATCTAAAACGTTGTTTAGAAATTATTTATAAAAAGTTAAATTTATATAGATTAATGAAGCCTGACATAAATTTATTTGAAAATAATGAAGGACTAAAACTAAAAAAAAAACTTAGTTTTCCGTGTATTTTAACTAGAGAGATTATTGACGATTTAATTAAAAAAGAAAGCACAGATAACATTCCCTATGGAATGTATAATTAATAAAGAATTTATAATAGATTATAAATAGCACACTATAATATAGTATGCCCTTGCCAGAATTTGAAATAATAAAATTAAATAAATTAAATAAATACAAAGATTATGAAAAATATGATGATTATTTAAAAGAAGAGCATCCTCTTTTTTATGCTGAATTAGCTAATCCTCAAATAATGGAAATAGCAAATACTGCCATTGAAGAACGAATGAGAGATGCTATACGTTTTTTTGCTTCAAAAGGTGTGGGTGAATTGACCCAAATATTGAGCAATTTTGATGAAAATGCTCAAATAACAAATGGAATTCAAAGATTTGTTGGTGATGATTATGCTGCTATTAATCAAGGTATAAGGGATAATGTTGGTAATAGTGAAATGCCATTTACAACTATTATAGCGCATTATGAAACTGAAATTGCGAGACCTATTAATATAACTGACACTTATATTTATAATTTATTAAATGCATTTACAAAAACCACGCCCTCTCAACAAAAATTCTATGTTTTTAGATGCTTTCAACAATTGCCACAATTTCCAGATAATATACCGTTAATTGATCCTAATGGTGTTATGAAACAACACATTTATTTAAATCAGTTTTTATCAACTTCTATATTATTACGAGTATGTGATTTTTGGTGTACGCCTCCACCTGTAAATATTGCAAATCCAACAAATCCATTTAACCCCGCTACAGGAGATAATACTATAATTTGTATAGAAATACCTATAGGCACGCATGGAATTTCTATAATTAATTATGCTGGAATTCTTTACGGACAACTTAGAACTACCTATTCTGAGTTTGAATATTTGCTTCCACCGGGCGGAACTTTAGACCTTAGTCCTGAAACATATGACTATACAAGTATTACTAGAGCACGATTACACGAAATAGCTGGACTAGACCCGTTAAATGCACCAATTCCAAATTTGCCCACAAGGTTCCACATACCTATTTATAAATACAATTCGTTTGTTCCGGATAACCGTTCATTTAAAAAAATAGCAAAAAATGTATATTATTACAAATTACCAGCACTTAGAAATATGGCACTAAGAAATATAATATATTTACGAGACCAAGTAAGTAATTTATCATCTAGAATAATATCTAGTTTTAGAAGACGAAGGAGGCCTGGTTATGTTGAATTGGGTGAAGGTAGAAAACAAAGAAAAAGAAGTAGAAAACAAAGAAAACATACTAGAAAACAAGCAAAAAAAATTAGAAAACATAATATAAAACAAGCAAAAAGAACTAGAAAACATAGTAAACATAGTAAACATAGTAAAAAATATTAAAATTAGTAACGAGCTAACCGGTATATTAAATGCTTCGTATTCTTCTTGTTAAAGCTTGTGCTCTTGTGGTGCGTGCTGGTCTTACAATAGCATCTGTATATCGTGTAGTTCTATTTCTCATATTTGGTTGCGTTTCAATTCCTAACTGTGCTCCTCTATAATCAGCTAAAGCATTTTGAGTATAGTCATTCATTGTTTCTTCTAATTCTTCCATACTAGTTAATGTTAGTTCTATAAAAGCCGATATAGCATTAAGACCAAGTCTTCCTAATTCAGCTTGTAAAAATCCGGCTTCATTATGGAACCTTAGTAAATGATTAACTCTTTGTAAAACAGTGCTGCTTTGTGCTAACATAGTTAGTAATATAGATGGAATATTTTTACGCTTATACTCATAGGAGGTTGTTACACTATTTATAAAAGCTTTATATTGTCTTGATTTTAAAACAAGAATAGGAGCTATTCTTGCTATAGATTGTGCTAATTGTGCGTGGTTTTGAATTAGTGTGGCCTCAATTGATGCTAATAATTCACGCGCTCGCGCCGATACATGTCCTGCGTTAGCTTTAGCTTTAGCTTTTTTACCACGTGTTTTCTCTTTACCACGTGTTTTCTTTTTATATGGTTTTGTCATATTATAGTATAGCAAAATATAATAATATAAAAATAATAAGTCTTAAATATTAAATGTTATCATATAACCAAGAATAATAATATCTCTCATTTTGTGTATTTTTAAGATTAGAAAATTTTAAAAAAACATCGGCATCTCTACATAAAGCAAGCAATTCTTTTTTAAAGTCAACCAACTTTGTTTTATCATAATTAGTATTGTAATAATATGGATTTTGTATTATTGCATGTGTTAAGAATTCGCGCTTAGTAGGTACAAGTTCAAACGCACCAATAAAATAAGGGCCTTGTTTTAAATCCACCTTTTTCGGAAAAAATCCAATATAAAAATAAGTTTGGGACGAGTTAATGTTTGCAAAATCGCGCATTTTAAACATATCTTGAAACATAAATGTGGGAAACTGATTTGGTATATGAACCATATCAGTAGTCCATGTCTTGGCCCATTCAATAACAGATTCAGGTGTTAACATTTTTAAATCTTTAGACAATGGTGCTTTAATATATTTTTCATAAGAGTTGTAGGTAGTTAAATATTTATGTGTTAGTGTCTCATTTTGTTTATCATTTAGTGTGTCATTTTCTTTATCATTTTTTTCATAATTTTCTACAAATTTAGTTATATAGTTTTCTACATAGTTTTCATCAATATTTAATGTTAGGTTTTTTTGTTTTATAAAGTCATAAAATGATTTACTATTTGTATCATTTTCATTTTCATTTTCATTTTCATTATCATTTTCATTTAAATACACTGGATTAGCATATCTTCTTTTATATGTTAAAGAATTGCTTGATTTTGTTTTAATAGCATAGAGAGAAAAGCAATTTAAACTTACTAGCTTTAAATATAGAAGAAAAAATAACTTCATATTAATAGTTAATAGCTAATTGTGTTTAATATTTAACACTATATTATATTAGTTTAATAGTTAGTTAAAATAATATTTTAGAATGAACTATATGGTATATGCTGTGCGTAATAATGAAAGATTTGGACTTGTTATAGGCATAGGTATAGGTGCTGGTATAGCTGGTTGTATTGCCGCTTCTAATGGAAGACTTGGACGATAAGTACCTTCCAGAGTATAATAATAGTCTAAATCCAGATGGTGCGCAGCAGCATATGTCCGTGCGTTAGTTTGTGCTGTTCTCCAACCATTAGTATTTGCTCGACTATGACGCCCAATAAGTCTTACCAATTTCAAGACTTCAAGTTTACATAATTTTAGTAATTCAACTTCGACGGGTCTCCTACCTTGTTCAGTCCAATAGGTCTCAACCATTTGTAATATTGCCAATTCGTTTGCGTCATCATTAGCATCTGCTATTTGTTGAGCTAATTGTGGATTTATTTGTGGAACTATTACTGGTGCTTGAATCTGCGCTCTACATAGTGGACAAGTATTTTTTGTTCTTAGCCAAGTATTTAAACACTCACTATGAAATTTGTGTCCGCATGGTGTTGTTCTTAGTGGTCCATTATTTAACATAGTGTCAAAACATATAGAACAATTATTATCTTCTTGTTTATTTTTTTCTTGTTCACTTTTAATTCTTCTAAAAACGCGCTGACTAATTTTATGTTTTCTCTTTTTAGTAAACGAGTCTATTTTTTTTTTGGTTTCTTGTAGTTCATTAATTCTTTTAAATAAGTGTTTCATGTTTCTCTTTTTAGTAAAAATAGCAATTTTACTTTTTGTTGCTGGACTAAATGATACACTTATGCTTTTACTTTTGCTCTTACTTTTAGATTTGCTTTTGCTTTTACTCTTAGGTTTGGATGGTTTTATCTTATTATTTAAAAATGTCATAAGTGGTGGCATTGTAATCTACCTATTTAATTATATATAATATTATAAAATATATAATATTATAAAATATATAATATTATAAAATATATAAAAATTAAATAGTTACTTAAGTGCTTGGATTATAATCAATTAATTCACTATCTAATTTGTTGGTTAAATTAGCAAACTCATTAATTTTAGAACTAGTTAAATCGGCAAAGTCCACAATATAAGTTGTATCATTTTTATGAAATGGAATAGGGTCTCCTTTAATTGCTAATGTTGGAGAGAAAAATAGATTATTATATGTAGTGTCTTCTTGAATAAATGAAGAAGCTGATTTATTTGTTCCTCGTCGCCTTAAATATTCTTGTTGGGTTGGTGTAATACAGGCGCAGCCTTTTGAAGTGCTATATTCACTATTATATAGACAACATTCAGGTAAAAATTTGTTATTTTCTAATAATGGTTTACTTGGGTCAATTGCCACATTATTATAAGATTTTAGATTTAGTCCTGTGTTTTTAAATATTGTTGAATACAGTGGGTTGTATGAAAAATTATTATATGAAGTGTCAAAATTACTATAATCTAGTTTAGTAAATGATTCTTTAGCTTTTATAAAATAACGAGTAAAAGCATAATATAAAGAAAAAATAACAAATAATGTTAATTTATCAAAAATTAATACAAATATAACTGCATATGTTATATATTTTAGGATTTTATGTTTAAATATTTTATGTTTAAATATTTTATGTTTAAATATTTTATGGTTTAATATTTTTTGTTTTAATCTCTCATAAATAGTTCCATAAGTGTTTGTACTGTTTTTTATAGATGTAGCTTTTACCATAACCTTATATATATATAATATATAAACAATATAAAAGTTTAAAAGTTTAAAAGTTTAAAAGTTTAAAATAGTTTAATATATTAATTATATTTTGCAATAATTGTTTGAGGAATTAAAATAGTTTTATAACTTTCTAATTTTTTATAACATTTATTGATTGTTACTTCACTAATTTTGCTAACATTATTTATAGCCGATTTTGATATGTTTAAATTACATGTTTGTGATACAAAATATATAATGCCTCCCGCAATAGAATGAGGTGTATTTTCTGGAATTAAATGTAATTGTTCAATCTTAAAGGCAACAAATTTACATAGATTTGTTAATTCATTATTTATACATAATTTGCTGCAAAATCTCTCAATAAATGATGTGGGAGTTGTTTTACTTAATGATGTAATATCTTCATTGATTTCATTAGTTTGTTCTAAATCATTTATAACGGAAAGCGCATTTTTACAACCTTTTGTAGCACTAGCATTATCTAAATTGAAAATATTAGCAATTTCTTTTGCTGTTCTTGGATAATTATTCATTCTACACGCTATATAAATAGAAGCCGCAATAATGCCATCACGATTTAATCCCCTATATGTTTTTGTTTCGGATATTTTTTTATGAATTCTCATAGCCTCATCAATAATAATTTTGGGTATTCCAGAGTTTTGCGAAATTACAGAAATAAACTGAAATTCATCATATTGCGATTTTTCCTTATATGGCATAGCTTGCCAGTCTGTATATCTACGAATCTTATGCATTTCATAACTAGACTTTCCTATACACAATACTTTACAACTATATGAAGACTCTCTTAATAATGGATTAATAGGCATTCCACATCTTGTTGGGTCCGAGTGGTTATTATCATCATTACCATAATAACGCCATTCAGCAGAATTATCTAAATTATCTTTATAAATAACTCCACATTTATTGTTAGAACATGTTAAAAATCCGTCTTCTCCTATAAACAAACAATACTTACAATTAACACATAAACCGTCATTTTTGTTTAATTCTTGTTCTTTAATATACACACATTCAAGTGTTTTATTATTAGCATTAACTTCTTCATCAAACATAGTCCATATATTTTTATTTGAACTAGCTTTTTGTTTTATTTTTTTTGTAGTACAATTGGGTTGTAATGAGCTAATAATGCTAGATTCTTGAATCATTTAATAGTCAAATATATTTAATACTTTATTAATAAACTTATTTGTTTCAATTATTTATATTATTTATATTATTTATATTATTTATATTATTTATATTATTTATATTATTTGTTATTATAAATATTAATTATATTAATTATATTATATATTATATATTATTAGTAATATATAATATTAGTCTATTATGGATTTTTTATCAGATAATTTTATAGCTGATTTTTTTACAAATCCCAGAAAAACAGATAAAGAGTTTAATCAATTTATAAATGTTAAATTTACAGAATATTTAAATAACACAAATTTATTAGCAAACATAGTTAAAGACTATGAAACAAATAAAACAGGTCAAAGCAAATATTGTGATGAATGCAAAGATTTATATATATTGACAAATTCTATATTTGACAATTACATTAAAAGAATCAATATTCCATTTAATATTAATATATATGATGAAACAAATCCTGATACTAAAAATAATTATAAAAATAAAGTATTATATTTTTTTGATTTAGAAGATTTAAAAAAAATCTTAGCTTCTGAAAATTTAAAAGAGTCAAGTGGAGATGATGAATTAAATAAAAAGAAAATCTTATGTAAAATTATTTCTGTAATATTTATTAAGATTTATATTATTATAAAATCAATATATGAGACATTTAATAACTATAAAGCACTAGTTGAAACTGATAATGAGCCATTAAGTAATGATGATAGTACTTTAAATCAAGAATCTAGTAGCTCGGATGAAATCAGAGGGCTAGAGCAAGACGAAGCTAGAACAAGAGACGAAGCAAGAGAACAAGATAAACTTAGAGAACAAGATAAACTTAGAGAACTAGATGACGCAAGAGAACAAGAGAAACTTAGAGAACAAGAGAAACTTAGAGAACAAGATGAAGCAAGAGAACAAGACGAAGTCATTAGACCACAATCAGAAGTTAGAGAACAAGATGAAGTCATTAGACCACAACCAGAAGTTAAACCTGAGTTAGGACCTCAAATAGTTCCCGAATTAGGCCCTCAAACAGTTCCTGAACTTCCCAAAACAGTTCCCGAATTAGGCCCTCAAACAGTTCCCGAACTTCCCAAAACACTAGCTCCAACACTAGCTCCAACGCTAGAACAAATTAATAAGCCAAATCCTATAATAAATGAAGCTGGACCAAATCCTATAATAAATGAAGCTGGACCAAATCCTATAATAAATGAAGCTGGTCCTAATCCTAATCCTAATCCTAATCCTAATCCTAATCCTAATCCTAATCCTAATGTTAATCCTAATCCTATTCCTAGCGTAGGTGGAAATTATATAGTAGATAAAATTCGTGATTTTTTTCCTTTTACTAACTACGAAGAAACAGAAGAAGCACCAAGTGAAACCAAGGTAGATCCTGTTAAATATAAACCAACCAAAAATTTATTTTACTCCATTTTCGTAATTTTATTTACAGATTATTTTGAACTCAACTCAAATAATTTTAGTGAAAAAACATTAAAAGAAACCTTAGACTCAATAAGTAATGAACAATTTGCTAAAAATCTGGCAAAATTAGCAAAATATTTTTGTGATGAACAAAGGGATGATAAGCGCCATAAATTATTTGAATTAAGCACAATAACAAGGCGCTCAATCATTTTTGATGACTCTATTGATACCTTAAGTTTTTTAAATTTAAAAGTTGATTATAAAAAAGAAAACCAAAGTAATTTAGAAGCTCTAAAGAGTAAATCCGGCGAATTGGATGGCTTATTAACAACTTGTAAAGACTATTTAAATAGTATATGTGCTCATATAGTTAGAGACCACAACCAAACGAAAATCGGCGGCCTTAATAGCGACCCGTTAACTAGTGACCCTAATAGCGACCCTAATAGCGACCCTAATAGCGACCCATTAGCTAGCGACCTATTAACTAGCGAACCTTTAACAAGTGAGCAAAATAATGATGACCTATTTAAAAATATTAATTACAAAGCATTTACTTTTATCAAAACACTTTTAAAGAAAATGATTAAAAATTATTTTTATAGCAGAAGATATTTGTATACAAAAATAATTAAAAACATAGTTGTATTTGATAAGAAAAAAAAACTAATTACTAAAATAGATGATAATTTAACTTATAATAAAATTTTATTATTAACCCATAAAACAAAATATAAAATATTAGAACTAAATTATTATATATACAAATATAGTAGTGCTATTTTAAAAGTATTTTATGATGAACTAAATAATTTAGACAAAAAGATTGTTGCTAAAAAAAGTTCTAACATAATAAGTAGAGCTTCAAATTATAATAGTAGTTATGGTGGAAAACACAACAAAAACATAACACGTAAAAGAGTAATGCGTAAAAGATTAACACGTAAAAGAGTAACACGTAAAAGAGTAACACGTAAGCGGAAGTAATAAATAAACGGAGTAATAAATAAACGGAGTAACTCATAAATTACACTTTTAATTTTTCTAGCAAATTATTATTGTAAACCAGATTTCCAGATGGTTTATATGTTTTTGTATCTTTATAATTAGAACTTGATGCATTTGTATTTTTGATTTGTTTAGTGTTGGAAAACAATAATTCATTAGAACCGTTTGTAGTTTCAATTGGGGTTTCTTCTAAATTTGAATTTACAATGTTACCAAACTCATCGACCACCGTTCCTGTTTTTTTTTTAATCTCATTGCGAACATAACTCGGAACCCAATGTTGCCAACTAATAAACAATAAATTGGGATGAGTATAACGCACAACAAACTTATTTTCTCTAAGCTTTTCTATAACATATGCCGTACAATCCCTATAATCATACATAGGAATACCTATAATTACTTCAGGCATTATATACCAACAACAGTTTTCATTAACTAAATTTCTTGAAACATATTTTATTTTATTGTGTATTCTAATTAATATTTTATTATAATTATTTAGTATATTTAAGTCTTGTTGTTGTTTTTTTACATATAATTCATCTATATTTAATTTTAATGAATCACCATTATTGTCTATTTTATTTGAAAAATTATAAAATGGATCACTTGCCATATATAATATATTTTTTAATATAATATATTATAAATAACATAATAATTATTTAATAGTATTAAATATATTAAATAAATAAAAATAATATTAAAAATTATATTAAAAATTATAGTATTAAATATATATTACTACTAATATGCATTAATATGCATAATACAAAAATAGAGCATCTTGTATTATGTGGAGGAGGTCCGGTTGGATTAGTCCAATATGGTGCGCTTAAATATTTAACTAGTATAAATTATTTAGACTATAACAATATTAAATCTATATATGCTACATCAATAGGCTGTATTATATCATTTGTTTATTTAATTAATTTAGAATGGTCTTGGATGGATGATTTTTTAATTAAGCGACCGTGGGAAAAACTTGTTAATTTTACACCCTATGATTTTCTAAATATGTTTTATACAAAAGGACTTTTAAATCTTGACTTTATTACTAATTGTTTAAAACCCTTATTTTTAGCTAAAGATATAGAGTTAACAATTACATTAAAAGAATTTTATGATTTAACAAATATTGAGTTTAATTTGTATACTTGTAATTTCACAAAATTTAAAAAGGAAAAACTTAATTATATTACTTATCCTGATTTACCAGTTATTGAAGCAATATATATGTCATTAACAATACCTATATTATGTGTTCCTTTTTACAAACATGATTGTTTTTATTTTGATGGAGGCATACTAGTTGTATGTCCTTTAAATGAATGTATAATAGATAAAAATTGTGACGAATCAAGTATATTATGTTTTAAAAATGATAAAACTTGTCCTATTGATTTAGCTAATGAGTTTTATAAAAATTATTATGATTCTAGTGGTAATCCAGTAATTTGTGAAAGTGACCCAAGTTCTGGTAATAGTGATTTATTAAGTAATAATTCTAATTTATTTGAATTAATTATTTTTATAATTAAAATACTTTTTAATAAAATTTCTACAATAGAAAATGTAGATGTTACTATAACAAATTCAATAAATGTAGCATTAACAGAACAAATGGTTAATCTTGGATATTGGAGACATGCGTTTACTAGTGACAGTGAGCGGTGTTATTTAATAAATCTTGGAAAAATACAAGCAGAAAAATATATGGCAAAAACTTTTTAATCATACTTTTTAATCATACTTTTTAATCATACTTTTTAATCATACTTTTTAATCATACTTTTTAAGTAGATTTATAATGTGTAAATGTTTCTAAAAATTGTATTAAATTAGCTTTATTTGGTCTAGCATCATAATCATATACCTTATTTTTATATATTAATTTTATAGATGGATAAGCCTCTATTTTATATTTATCAGCAATAGTAGTTTGTTTGTCACAATCTATTTTTGTAAGTGTAATATTATAATTAGCACTACCATTTTCTCCTTTAATATGTTCTTCAAATCTATTAATTTCTGGCATAGATTGCTTACAATATGGACACCACTCTGTATAGAAGTATAAGAGCAATATTTCATCTTGCTTAGCAACATTATTAACATATTCACTATTTAATACATGCTTTTTGCTAATTATGTCTTTAATATAATTATTATATAATAGTAGCATTAATGTAATAAACATTAACACCAATAAAACCATAAACAACATATATGACCTGTCACTTAGAGTAGTTCTTATGAATATTTTAAAATATTCAAGAAAATTTTCTGCTAATTTAAGAATTAACATATTTATATATATTTAACAAATAAATAATAATATTTACACATATTATATTATATTATATTATATTATATTGTATAATATAAATAGTATTATATGAAGAAAACATATAAAAAAAATGTTAAAAGTCAAAAAAATGTTAAAAGCCTAAAAAACAAATTTATTTATAATAAAAAAGATTATAATAGCGGTGATGGTATGTTAACAAATGTATGGGGACCCAGTTTATGGCATTATTTACATGTAATGAGTTTTAATTATCCATTAGAACCAACAAACCAACAAAAGCAAAAATATAAGCAATTATTATTAAATTTACAATATACATTGCCTTGTAAATATTGTCGCATCAATTTAAAAAATAATTTCAAAAAACACCCATTATTAGATAAAATATTTGAAAATCGCTATAATTTTTCATATTATATTTATAACTTACATGAACATATTAATAAAATGTTAGGGAAAAATTCTGGACTAACATATTGCGAAGTTCGTGATCGTTACGAACATTTTAGGTCAAGATGTACTGTTGAAAAAAATGTATTATTTAATTATACAAAAAAGAAGAAAGAAACAGGTTGTACTACTCCAATGTATGGAAAAAAATCAAAATGCGTAATAAATATTGTTCCACAAGAAACCAAATGTAAAACATTTAATATTGATAAACAATGTCTAAAATCTAAAGTCTAAAATCTAAAATCTAAAATATAATATTAAAAATATATAATTAAATAATATAAATTATTTATTTTTAATATATATAATTTATATAAAATGAAACGTAAACATTCAAAAACATACAAAAAAGGTCTAAACTTACTTAGTTTAACTAAATCGCGTTTAATAAATTTAGTAAAAAAACTAACAAAAAAAATGAGTGTTAATAAAAGATATAAAATGCGCGGCGGATGAGGAGGAGAAGCTATGGCTAATCCATAATACTTTAACGCTGAAAAATAATAATACTAATATGATACTATTATGATAAATTATTTTACACTAATTCATAATAGTGGAGAGCAATAGTATATGTTAAATGTTAGTATGCTAAAATAGCATATTAACATTTAGTAAAAATTTAATAAAAGTTACATACCAAATGTGCTAAAATCAGTTAATACTGGTCTTGGTAAAAAGGCATTATCTATTCCTTGTTCATATTTTGGCATTTTTTTACATTCAAAGTTTGGTTCAGGACATCTTTGAGGCGCAGGACAAGGTGGATAATCTTCTTTTGCTATGTTTTTATTAGAGTTTATAGTATTAGAATTAGAATTAGAATTAGAATTAGAATTAGAATTAGAATTAGAATTAAAATTAGAATTAAAATTAGAATTAAAACCATCTGAATTTTGCGCCAATAGATTACCAGCATAATCGAAGTTAGGTGTTTGCGATGTAATTGCCTTCATTGTATTTGCGCTGCTTTCTAATGTTGTCGCATCGCTTTGATTTAAATAGGCATTTTTAGCCATTGATGGACTAATCTTTGGTCCAAATAATGATTCGGCATACTCTAATGGATTCATCGAATTAACAGGGTTTGCTATTGGATTAGATGGCAAATTCATTGCTGTTTCAAAATTATTATATATTGGTGGAACATATGAAGCACCCAATCCTCCATCTTGTAATAAATAAGAAAATATTTCACTATCACTATATCTATTGCCTGCACCAAGCAATGATGACAACATTCCTAAATTTAGATTTGTATCGCCTAATGTAACACTACCTCCTGTTGCTGTTGCGGTTGCTGTTCCACCACTTGCTGTTATTACTTGTGTTATTACCGGGTCTGTTGATGGAATAATAATAGGCTTTAATACAAACTTACCATTTGTAATTAAGGCTTTTGGTTCGTCTGAACCAATACTCGTAATATTTACATTTAAGTTTGTCAAACGGAGGTTTGACAATGGTTCATAAATATTTCCAGAAAACTCTTTAATTAACATATTAAAATTATTAATTTTACTTGTAACACTGTAACATATATCTACATTCAAGACAAGCGGAGTAGTTGGAGTTCCATATTTATAAAATCGTACATTTGATACATCACTTAATCCAAACATGCCATAGTTTTTATGATACTCTATAAATGTAGCGGGAGTAATAATTGAACTATAACTTACATCATTTATTGAAAAATCGGACCTATTTGCTGAAACTAGTGTATTTACTACATTTGTTAGCTTATATGTTCCGTTCAGAGTAGGAACAGTTAATTTATAATAAGTATAACTTAGGTCAGCTGGAATAGGTTCAACCTCCTTAATAAAACTGTTATGTTCAATACGAGATATTGGAACACTAGTAGCAATATTTGCCAAACCTTCTTTTACATTTATCAAATTAATATACACAATACATGATAATATTACAAGCATTAATAAAAAAATTATTAATATATTATTTTTTTTAAAATTGAAATTCATATTTATATTAAATATATAATATAATTTTTCTATATAATTTTAATGTCTAAAGTTATTAAGTCGTGCCTTTTAAAAAAATATCATAATAATACACTATTTGAAATTGGAATTGATGAAGTAGGGCGTGGACCTATGTTTGGGCGAGTATATAGTGCTGCTGTAATTTTACCAATTAATGATACTTTTAAATATGAGTGTTTAAAAGACAGTAAAAAATTTAGTTCACAAAAAAAAATAAGTGAAGTTGCTGATTATATAAAAGCAAATGCCTTATTTTGGGCTATTTGCTATGAAGACGAAAAGGCGGTTGACACTTTAAATATTAGAAATGCGACTTTAAAAGCTATGCATAATGCTATTAGTGCTATTATTGTAAAATATAATGAAACCGCAAATTGTGTTAATGTTAACGACTTAAACGAACAATTTTATTTGCTAATTGACGGTAATGATTTTAAGTGTTATACATATTTTTGTAAAAAATCAAATGTTATAAAGCAATTAAATAATGTACTTGTTGAAGGGGGTGATAATAAATATTGCTCTATTGCTGCTGCTTCAATATTAGCCAAGGTTGAGCGTGATAACTATATTAGAACTATGTGTTTAGAATTTCCTAAACTAGACACTTATTATGGACTATTAAATAATAAAGGTTATGGAACAATCAAACATATGGAAGGAATAAAAAAATATGGAATTAGCAAATGGCACCGCATTACATATGGTTGTTGTAAAGACTCAACTATTAATGAAGATGAATTTTATATATAACTAATACTTAATACGAAGGCGCCGTGTCCAATCCACTTTAGTGGCTTTGTCTTTCTTAATGCTTTTACCTTTGCTATTGCTAATTAATAAGGCATGCATTTGTTCTTGTTTGTTTTTAATAAATTCAAGTGTCTTTTTAAGATCAATAAGCTCGGCATTCAACTTTTGTCGTTTTGCATTTTGCTTACTCTTAAAACTATTGTAATTTTTCTTATAAGATTCATAATTATAAGTATCGTCGCTGGATGATGAATCTTCTTCATCAATATAATCTGGGTCTTTTTTTACATCATCTGCTTCAGATGTATAAGAATAGTCAGAGTCACTATTGTAGTCATTAGTATTAGCATAATAGCTAATACTGTTGTCGTTAATAGTATAAACATCATAAAGTTCAGTGTTATGCTGTTTAAATGGGCTAAATTGAACTTCCCAATAGTACGGGTCATCATACACCATGCGTCCCTTGTTATTTTCAATTGAGTTGTAAAAATTACAAGCGCCTTGATTATAATAATAATAATCAATCTCAATTAAAGCATAACCATAATTATAACGATCTTCAACATAATATTCGGGTTCATGATGAGGAATAACTTGGACGTCTTTGACTTTAGCAATACTAAAGTCATCAAAATACTTAATAATTATAGGAATGTCTTCATAAACAACATAATCAGGAATGTAAAGCATTTTCTTCAAGAACATAGTTGATGACATAGTTGATGACATACTTATATTACTAATGTATATAGCTACCTATATAAATATTGCTATTCAATTTTTTTTATTAGTTTTTTGTTTTTACATTGTTTTTATAATAAACATTATGCTAAAAAAAATTGATTACGTGTAGTTTATTTTGTCTTGATTGTATTAAAATAAAATCAAGACAAACACATTACATAAGCCTTAAATAGATGGATGAACTAATTATAAACTATTTATTGGAAATAATTTTGAATAAGCAAAATGTTAAGCGATTTTATGACCTATTGACTAATACACATTATTATTGTGAAGATGACGTTGAATTGAAAACTAACTATGGATTGCTATTATTTATTGATACATTATTTTTAGATAAAGACGGTTATTATAGAGGCTTACAAGTTCCACATGCACAACAATGTGAAATGCATCAATACATAGCTGATAATCGATTAAAAATATTTCATTATGTAACATTTAAAGCATCATCACATAATGATTTTGAACAACTAAATTTGCTTGTTACTGAGTTTAAAAAAGATAACTGGATTATACTATTTGCTTATTATTTATACGATAAAGCATTAGACTTACTAACTAGCAAAGATGATTATTTAGACATAAAAAACAAAATATATGCTATTATTTGTAATCTTAGGCAAGAAGATGCAGCACAAGTATGTGATGCGTGTGAAAATGATTGTCCTATTTGTTTAGATGCTATGGATGCTAATAATAGTATTACAACTTTGTGCAAACATAGTTTTCATAGTACATGTTTATATCCAATGTTTGATGAAGCTGTTAAACAGAATACTAGGCAACCAAAAATTAGTTGTCCGTTATGTCGTGCTGATGTTCTTATAAAGTCAAGAATAACTTTTAATGAAACAACGCATTATTGTAGTTAATAAGTATAATATTTGTTTAAATATTTAGAATAATCTGTTGGTAAATATGTGTTATCTTCTATTTTTATTTTTTCAATGCCATGATAATTTCTATCGTATAAATCTACGCTGTTTTGCATTCTTTTTTCTATTTTTTCTAAATCTGTATATTCATGTATATTGAGTTCTTGATGTGCAAAATTTTGAATTTTATTTTGAATAAAGTATTTAGTGCCAAAATAAGATAAATGCCATCCACCATTTAAAATTTTAACACAATCCATTCCTCTAATAGTATTACAATTTACATTTAATTCTTTGTATTTTTTATATGATATAATTTTACATGAGATCCATTTAAATGTAAATCTAGTATTTAAATTATAATAGTATAAATCCATTTCAAGTATATTAATTTCAACTATTAGTGCACCTTGTTTTATTTTATTTAATGTATTTGGGTCAGGGATTTCATCTAAATCTGATATTATTATTAAATCAGAGTCTGTTAAATTTTCAATAGCATTTATACCACGTGAAATAGCATTTCTTTGAAAAAATTCATTATTCCATACATCATTATTAGATATATTTACATTAGGATATTTGTGTGGAAAATCATCTACAATAATATGTATTATTTTATTAGTAAATTTTTCAAATAAATGTTTGTTTTCATTAAAAAACAAATTTTTTTCTTTACCAATAAATGTATGTGTAGATTCTACAATTATGAAATAATCTACAATATTATTTAACAAGTTTAATCTGTATGTTAATAGATCTAATTCATTATAAAAAATAAAACAATCAATAATTTTCATTCTTTTATATTATATTTTACTATAAAAATATTACATAAATAACGCACTATATATATTATATTATTTTATTTTTGAGAATTGGAGTTTGAAACCATCAAAAAAAGTTTTTTATAAGCTTTTAGCAAAAATCACACACATTAGAAGACTGTCTATTCTGTTTCATGCTTTTCTAATAAATAGGTGCACGGCACAAAGGACATGGAACACACATCTTGTTATGATTTTCCTTTTGCTCTAAGTATACACGCTTACAATCATCCAAACAGGCCATATGGAATATATGCTTACAAGAAGTTCTAACACAATGAGAAGTAAACAAATTAACATGATTGACTGAATCAACTTCCAAGCAAATAGAGCACTCCCATTGTGGGTCATGTTTGAAGTCGCATGCTAATACTTCTAATGGGATTACATTCTTGTGATGCGTAGCAACATGAGGCAAGCGATAATGTGTTGACATAGTTCGTTTGCTGAACCACGAAAAAGGACGTTCAAAGTCTCTATCTATTAGGCTCTCTCCGTTATTTTGTTGATAGCGTTCTGCTTCGGCACTCAACTTGGCGTTTATATCCCAAAAATAGTTACTAGTAAATTCTGACATAGACACACGAAGAACTTCTAAAGCCAAGTCGTCTTCGTTGACAGAGCTTCCAAGTCCATACTCATACTCTTTATCTCGTATTTTTAAAAGATCAATTACATGACGTCTCATTTCCCTAGAGACTACATTCCGAAGACAATGCTCGAACTTTGACATTCTAGTTTTATGATCAATATACCACGAATGCGTTCTTATCCAACTATTCATAATAGCCTTCAAATGCCTAGAAAGATTGTGTGTAATAATGTTTTTTTGAATAGTATTTACTAGTACATTGATTGCATCATTTATTAAAGGCGCGTTAGTCTCATCGTCATACAAAGCACTAATACGGGCATCCATAGTTTATAGTTTTGCTTTGTCTTGCTTTGCTTACTTTGCTTACTTTGCTTACTATAGTTGTGTGTATGAAAATCAATTCAATTTTTATTAGCATAACAATAATTTTTTTAAATTAAAATAACATAAAAATAAAATAAAAAAAAAATAGTCAAGACGCAATACACAACACAACAGTTTCAAAACCCATCCGGTTATTCTTCGTTCGTCACTAGAATAGCAAGGTCTGGGTCTGTGTCTGGCAACTCGTAATGTAATGTATTATTTTCATTCTTAAACCACACCGCACAATGTTCATAGTCACATTGCAAAATACGGTCTCCATAATATTGTGCCCACCAAATTACGCTGTTTGTCAACTTAGGGTCAGCTTCCCAATCCCTAGACAACAAATAATGCGACGCGCTTTTCACAGCATCATACAAGTCGCTTTCCTTGAGCGTCATTCCGTCTTTCAAGTCCTTGCTCCGTGCCTCTATAAAGCCTTTCAAGAACCCTCTCATTTCATCAGTGACTGCTTCCTCCAAACAACGATCAAACTTTGCCACGTAATCTTCATCATACCACGATAAGGTTCTTCTCCAACAATTGATTGTGGCCATCATTTCACTAGGAATTCTCTCCACATCAAACCTGTCTCGAACAGCATAGACCACTTCATCAATTGCCATGTTTATACTAACCCTGAACAACAGGTCGTCAATAATAAGAACACCAAACAAGCCCCGAATCTCATCAATCATAGCCGCGTTCATTTATATTGCGATTTTAGATGCTGCAATTTGTAGAGGCTGTTACTTAACTAGCTAAAAAAGCAATTCAATTTTAAAAAAGTATAACACTATTTTAAATTTTTGAATCTAGACTATCCATTTCTATAACAACTTCTTTGTTTAACAAAGAATTTTTATTTATGAATTTTTTCTCATTAAGTAACATTTTTATTGTAATAATTACAATAACTTGTTCTACTAGCACGGAAAATAAGGCAATATCTATTTGTGTTACACTAATTAATATTGTAAAAATATATCTAATATTATTTATTAAAAACATAGAATTGGCATAAAAATATAACTGTAATTTAGAAAATTCAGTTATTTCTTTTTTGTCTGGATTATAAACATTCATATATAATACGGGGTCTCCAAATTCTTGAATAACAACTCTAATAATATCATTTACAAATATTAGGGTTAATAAACTACAATATTTTTGTGTAGTGTCAATTTGCACGCTTATAAATATAAAATCATCATTTGGTCCAAAACGAAAATATTTAGAATCACTAGCAAAATTTGTTATATAAAATCCTATAAATAATACCAAACAACTATTTAAAAACAGACATAGCCTAACTTTATTTAATTGGTTCATTATACATTAGTTAATGTTATTAGTAATTAAATTTTAAATTGTTTCGCAATTTAAGATTTAAAAAAACTTTCATAGGTTGAGACTATGACGTTAGCCTATTTAGTAGTCATGTGGGACTATTTATCGTTCTAGTCATAATGTCTTGTATGTAGAATATTTAATTTATTACTATATTATATATATATAGTAATAAATTAAATATTTATTACTATATTATATATATACAATTTTAATGTCGTATGGAAAATATACATATGGAACTCCTAATATATTATGGTCAAATAACAATGCTAAATTAGTAGTGGGTAATTTTTGTTCAATTGCAGGAAATGTAAATATATATTTAGGTGGTAATCATAGAGCAGATTGGGTTACCACATATCCATTTGGTCATATATATCAAAATATATTTAATAATTTTAATGGTATAGGACATCCATCAACAAAAGGAGATGTAATTATCGGTAATGATGTGTGGATTGGACAGAATGTAACAATTATGTCAGGTATTACTATTGGTGATGGCGCTGTAATAGCAAACAATACTCATGTTGTAAAAAACGTAGAACCATATAGTTTAGTTGGAGGCAATCCATCAAAATTAATTAAATACAGATTTACGCAAGAACAAATAGAAAAATTATTAGAAATAAAATGGTGGTATTGGGAAGACAATAAAATAAACAAATTTACACCGTTATTATGTAATAATAATATTGATGAATTTATAAAATCGGCTTTTGAAATATAAAAGGTGTAAAACATCATACAAATTTGCTAGCATATTTTGTATCGCTTGCAAAATTTGTAATATAAAATCCCATAAATATTGATTCATTATGCATTAGCTAATGTTATTAGTAATTAAATTTTAAATTGTTTCGCAATTTAAGATTTAAAAAAACTTTCATAGGTTGAGACTATGAACTTAGCCTATTTATTAAACAAGTCATGTGGAATAGGAGGCGGAATGCGACGAACCATTGTTCGCATTCTTGTTCTACAATGACAATCGCACCATTCTCGTTCATCCATGCGACGCCAAGAGTTGACTTGGCACCAATATTTATAGTCTTCAGCTGAAAGAGTGTTTAGAGCAGTTTCTTGTGCTTTTGACATAACTCTAGCATCTAAATCAGGGTCATAAGTATAAGATGTAGGTTTCTCTTTTTGATGCCTTATACAACAATCACAACGCGCTAAAGCATCAAATAATTTCTTTTTTGTTTCGGTGCTTTGCTCATCCATGTAGACTTCTCTTCTACAACAAGGACAGCTAATTAGTCCACACAATAAACCTTTAAGGGACGCTGACGTCCATTGTTGTAAACATTTTTTATGAAATATGTGACCGCACGCTGTAATAAGTCTTCGCTTAATTCTTCCTGAAATACAGCCATCTATTTCAATGTTTCCATCATTGTCTTCTAAACATATATTACAAGTCACAATATCATCAATCATAAAACCACAAAATGGTGGCAATAGTGTTGTCAATTTAGGCAATTTAGGCAAAATAGGCAAAATAGGCAAAGGTTTAACTTCCATTTTCTTGGTTCTAACCTTGTTTAGACTTGTTTAGACTTGTTTAGAATAATAAACATTTTTAAAATTATAATCAATTTTTTTATTATATTGTTATAATTATATAATGTCTAATAAACGCAATAATGATGAATTAGGTAAAGAACTAACAGAACTAACAAAACCAAAAATACAAAAATCACAGACCCCAGAAGAAAAGAAAAAAGAAAAGAAGAAAGCTGAAATTAGAGAATTTATACCAAACATAATAAAATTTATGCAGCATTTAGAAGAAACAAATCCTATACTAATAATAAATATGGATTCATATAGGGGATTAACTATTAGTTATCCCACATTTAATTTCACAGATGAGACAGCTTGTGCTAAGTTTCAATCTGATTTTGAAACGTTCTGTAATATTCTAACAGAACAATATTTTGGTGAGGTAACTTGTATTTCTATTGTATTTCATACAACTACAGATACAAGTACAGATACAAGTACAACTACAGATACAAGTACAACTACAGATACAGCTATTAATCATATAGCTTATAGAAACTTAATTATAACAGATAGTTCAAAGGCTGTAGATACATTATATAAAGTTTCTACAATAGGCAGTATTTCATTATTGAATAGCAGCACTGATAAAACACAATTATTAGCTACAGTAAAAAAGATGAGTGAAGCAATATATAATGATACATTAAAAAAAAGTAGGTATAAGGATCTTGATGAAGCCAAAGAAGATTATAATTCACCAAAATCTCATTCTAGATTACAAGTAGCAAATGACGGCGCCAATTTGCTATTTTATCTAGATCCGCGAGGCACAGAAAAAGGAACTTTTGCCTCAACGGGTCATGGCGGAAAAAATGGATTTATAGAATTTACTTCTATAAGTCCAGATTCTAAAAGTCCAGGTATGAGATTTTTGTGCGCAAACATACAACTTCGTGGAGGCATTTTTACATTTAATGCTTTCGGAGGTTCGCCTGATTTT